GAGCTACGGGAGTGTCTTTGTCATGACTCTCACCAGGATTTGCAGGCCCTGGATTTAAAATGGCGCAAATATCATTGCTGTAAGAGAGCCACGATAATTGGCGGTTGTAAACTATAAGCAGCCATATAGACCACTCATTACAAACTGACCCGCCGCAGTTTTCATCCTAATAGTGCGCTTGCTGTTACCGTCACAAATATCAGGATTCCATCAATAGATTAGCAGTCTATTCCTTTTTAAGGTAATGGCTGTTGGAACCCCGAAATATCATGATCCTTAGTGAGGTTGATAGGTTACAAATCTATTCCTTGAGGATTGCAGTAAGGATCACGCATTAACGCCTGCACATGACGGTATCAAAAATATCAGCCAGCTACACCAATGGTAACCGGCTGATACCTCTCCCCGTTGATGATCTCCTCCATAGCCTCGACGGGCGTCATGTTGACACACTTGAGGACCTGCTTGAAGGAGTTCGCTGAATGCCCACTTACGAGGACACAACCCGGACGATCCGAGTCAGCATGATACACATCGTGACGGCTATTCACATTCCAGTAAACAACCGTCGGCATGGAATATCCATACTGAGCGAACAGCTGAGTCATGCCGTCATGGAATGACCAGCTGCTGCCCCATGTCCCCGCATCGATCTCCATGTCAGAGATGACGATGAGAGCCTTGGGCATGTCTTCAGGAGTGATGTGGTTCTGCACGGCGACCTCGAGAATCTTGTTGAAGGCTCCCTCAAGATTCGTCGACTGACCCCAATGAGCGTCCTGCATCATGTTGCGAAGCTGATCAAGCAGAGTCTTACCCTTGACCTGAATGAAGTCACTCCGGGAAGAGAACTCCATGAACAGGTTGTGGTACGGGCCCTGATTGCAGCTCGCAAACAGCAGACCCAGCGCCAGAGAAGAAGCAATCGGCATGTTATTGTCGCAGAACATGCTGCCGGATGTATCAGAGATGACGATGGCAGACTCGAGGGTCTCACCGTAATCCTTCTTCATCTGCTCCCACTGAGCTTCGACGACAGGATCGAGATGGCCCATGACGCCATAACCGCCAAGATACTTCTTCACCAGATCATAAGGATACAGCGCTCCGGCATGGATCTTCTCCTCGCCAGAAGTCACTTTCTCCAAATATCCAGAGAAGCGCTCCTCATCATGACGCTTGAAGGCATCACGATAGAGCGTCATCGCACGAGACGGGACCTCGGGATACTTGATCTCATCCCAGCGATTCTGCGACATGAGCTGTTCAACGACTCCGATGCGCTTGCGGAGAGCACGATACTGGCGCTTGTAGTCGTACACGGACAGGCCGAGCTTCTGCGCTGTCAGAATGCCAAGCTTACGGGTCTTCTCAGAGCTGGCATCAGCAGTCTTGACCCACTTGCCGAGCAGAGAGACTGCTTCGCCACGCTTCAGAGCGAGAATATCAGCGTCCCACTGCTTCTTCATGGCCGTCCACATCTCGCCCTCGATCGGAGTCCCGATCAGAGCATACAGATCGTCATAGCGACCGTAAAAGCCGATCAGATCGAGGTTGTCGACCAGAGCTTCGGGATGGCGGTTGGCGATGTGCTTCAGAAGACGCCGGAACGTCTCACGCTCACCCAAACCGCCACGAATATCACGGGCATAGAAGAGGATCTTCGTCGAAAACAGCGGATCCATAGCATAGGCGTTCTCGAACAGGCTGATCAGACGGTTGTCGTCTGCACTGCGAAGAGCGCCAATGACCGCGAACAGATCCAGGCGAGCGTCCGACGTGGTCTTCAGAGCCTGAGCGCCGTTCTCGGTGTAGGTGTGAGTGCTGTCAACACGGGCAGCATTGGCGAAAGAGTTGTAGTAGTTCATCATAATTTTGACCTCCATGATTCATTTTTGGATTGTTAAGATCTTTTAATTGCTGTTAGAAGCACACTGAGGAATATCATACAATTACATGATCCGGGGAGATTTGATGGAAAACATTATTAGAAAGGAGGTGATGGCTAATGTCTGGATACAAATATTTTGTAAATAGTTTGCTGTACCGGATCACAGGATTATGGATTGAAGACTTAAAGAAAGGGCCATGACGTGTTGTGGTAAATATCTATTGAAGGATTGCAGTACACGTCACACTAGGGTAAATATGTCTGCCGCATGGTAACGGCCTATTTTACAGTGTCTGCATGGTTAAAAATATATGACACTTTTACCCAAAGAATTTGCTGTAAGCGTCAAAGTAAACCATGCGAGACAACTGTTTAAGGTCTTATAAACACATGACACATTGTTTGAATCCGAATCAAATAATTAAGATTGCTGTATGTGTCACAAATATCAGACGGCCTCCACGACTTCCGCTTCGACTGTCTCTTCTTCTGTCTCAGCATTTTCTGCCGAGATCTCCTTTACCTTGTCAGTAACCTGCTTGACACTCTCTTCAATAGTGTCATACGCCTGCTCAGCCTTCTCACCGGCCCAATCGCCGATAAAGAATCCGAGCGACCACGACCCGATCTTACGAAGGATCTTAACCGGAAGCTTAACCTGTTCCGGTGCCGTCGCATCAATCGCATCATCAACTACCTTACCAACACCGGCAGTCACAAGCAGACTGACGGCGTTTTTCAGATTAAATATCTTGCTCATTTAGACGACCTCCTGAATTAGAGTATTGATGGTCTTCACTGCGTCGATTGCCTCATCTTTACTGAACGGAAAGGCGACGCACTTGTCCCCGGGCATAAGGGTCTTTTTAATACAAAGATCAAAAGCCTGCCCAGGAATAGTAGATTTGTCGAGACCGATAAAAGCCTTGATTCCGGGGACCTTAATAAAGCCAATCCCTGTCAAATATCCAACGTACATTAGACCCCCGCCAGCCACGACTCCACTGGCAATAATTCCTGCTGTCTTCAGATGCTTTTTTGTTTTCTCGTTCATCGAGAACCTCCTTCATATATGAGAAATAAAAAGGGAAGAAAGATTGTTATTGCGGAATTGAACCGCCAGACTTAAAAGTCTTTCACCAGTTAACAATCTTTCTATTATAGGAATTGTAAAATTTGCGGATCTCTCAACCGTCCACAATAACCTTCTCCACAATCAGGTTCATCATGGTCTTAATAAATTCTCTATTTGTGTCTGATGCCATGCACTCAGTATCCGCGTGGAGCGTGCCATCATCTTCCCAGTACAGTTCAAACCGTCCAAACCCAGTCGGCCCGGACCAGTCAACACCAATGCCGCCAAGATAATTCACTTTTGTGCTGACAGGCCACAATTCGTCAATTTCATACTCAGCCATGAAGCCTCACCTTTCAATCCAAAAACGAAAACCAGAGCAGCTGTAATAGCCACTCTGGTCTTGCTTGGAATTAAATCTCCACGTTCGGCACATCCACGTCAAACGGGACTTCCGCATCGGGAAGCACCTCGACATCCGCCGGGGCATCGGCCTTAAACTTGGCGCCGAACAGCATTCCGGCTGCCATGCTCGCCATGCAAAGGGCGAACGTAGCGATGCCAGCCGCATGTTCTTTGACCCAAGTCCGGACCTTACCGGGCTTCTTCTCAGTCACTTCAACTTCAATCTTGTTCTCGTTTTCCATTTTTTATACCTCCAAAATATTGAAATTTAATTTTCCACTATAGGCGTTGTAAAAATTGCGGAAAATGTCTCCCCCCCCTTAAATCACTCTACGGAAATGTAACCCTTCGGATAGTCCTTCAGCTCAAAGACAGGGATGCCGTCAAGAAGGTATCTCCCAACGGCATCACGAGTCATTACATGTGCATTCTTAAGGTCAGCGAACACGTCTTCTGCGACACATGCCTTAATATCACAGATCAGACGGCTGTCGGCCTTATACTTGCGCATAACCTTAATTGCGTTTCTTACCTGCTCAATTACGTTCATTTCTTACCTCTTAACCATAATTATCCGCATTACGAGACGGTCTGACAGAATATCCAGGCGTACCGTTCGGGGTCTCCCAAGGCTCGAATACCGGATCAACCGAGCCCTTCTTAACGCTCCAAGATGTATGACGGAACACCCATGTATCCGGGATGTTGAGTTTCATCTCATAGATCAGATCTTCCAGATACAGCTCGACTTCACCGTCTACAGTTTTCATCGCCTCATCCAGACCGCCTCGATTCCACCGATCGAACGCCTGCTCAACCTCATGCTTTGTTCCAAGCCAATAATGACCACAAAACTCAAGCGGATATGCCATACCAGGCTGATAACGGTTCTCAATATCTGTTGGGCATTCGAGGCCCTTATCCTTAATGATCTCTTTCTCGATCTGCTCCGTCTTCTTTTCGCCGAAGAGCTCTTTTGCTTTTTCCTTATACTCATCGAGCTCCTTCGTACGAGTTGCTACGAGAGTGGCCAATGCCAAATATCTACGCTTACTGACAATGTTTGATGTAACGATACAAGCTCCCGTGAGAACCGTCAGAGTCGCCGTCTTCCAATACACCGGAGCCAGAACTTTGAACTTCTCCCAGAGAGTCAGCTTGACGTTCTTGAGCTCGAGCTCTCCTTCGTCATTTCGATAAATATCAAGAGCCTGCTCATCGTCAGACTCTTCCGCTTCTCTTTCAATTTCTTCTACTTTGTCCATCTTAGCCTTATCCATGGCTTCGACGGCTTTTGGTGCATCCTTCGTAGCCTGCACCACACTCGCCCCGAGACCCAACAGCGCCAAACCGCTGAGGATCGTCGGGAGATTGTCGTCTACAAATTTTGTGACGACCTTCATTGCTGATTTAAATTTGTTCATTTGCGTGACCTCCTTACGTCGCGAATAAATTAAAAGAATGACAGTGGTCGACACGGCCTTACCGTGCATTGTCAATCCTTTTGTTGGATCGCAACCTTATCATTCTTTCTGTTATAGGGCTTGTAATTTTTGCGGAATATCAATCCTCATCAGGCTTCTTCTGCATCGTGCTAATCCCGATAAGTGTCTTCATCATCTCACATGCCAGATAGAGTGACTGCTCGGATGTGAATCCTGTTCTGATAAACGCATCGTATGAGGCTTTTGTTGATTCTGCCATGATACCTACGCTTGTAAGAAAATCCTTCAATTTTTCATTCATTCAATACCTCCATCAGTATTCCTGCCAGCATTCCATCGGATAGTCGTAAATATCAATGCAATAGACAGGCTCATCCAGATCAACCGGCTCGTTCACCATCTCACATACAATATTCAGACCGCCTTTTTCTTTCCAGAATTCCTCATCGAGCTCATCAGCACCCCAGCAAGGCCAACCATACTGATGACCAAAATGTGTCTCCGTGATGCCAAGACATCGATAGAGATCATTCAGCGAGACAAAACCCTTATTATCAATAAACATCTGCTGGAACTGCCGGATACCTCGTCTCACAGCAGGCACAGACGAACGGAATATACGCCCAGAATATCCTTCAATGATGAGCGTGCTGCCCTTACCGGTCTCCTCAACGCCACGAGGAATGGTGACTTTACCGTACCACTTCTTTGTATCAACTTCGGCTTTGACTTCCTGCTGAATCATTTGAAGATCATCGTCGCCATAGTGCTCTTTGATCTTCTTCTCAAGTGCATCCCGGTTTGCCAGCAAATATCCACAGCTGACCGTAAGAGCGGCGATCTGACGTCCGTTGAGGATCTGAGCGGCCCATAAGCATCCGATCGTAGCGGCGCCTGTAGCCACGGGAGGCACGTAATACGTCCACTTACGATCTGTTATCTTGGCCTTGGCGACCTTCTTGCCTGCTCGGTATGCTAGAACGCCGGTCCCAACAACTCCTGCCGTAGCAATACTGGAAAGGATGGCCGGGAGATGTTTAGTCAGTTTTCCCATTGTTTTTCTCCACTGACTCGATCATCCATCCCAGATAGACCTGAGCCTTCTTCAGATCCTCAACGCCGTTCTTAAGAGACGCTCTCCAGATGTACTTCATAACGTTGCCCTTGCAATATCCCTGGAACGCTTCAGGAGACATGCTTGCTCTAATTGCCTCGATGCATTCGATTCCGCCCTGCGTATAGTGAGAAGGATGGTTTACCATGTCGCATTCTTTTTGAGCCTGCTGATTAAGATCGATTACACCACTTGTTTCGTTCATCCTAAACCTCCTGGCATAAATATCAGTTTGCATTTCTTACTATGCCGTATCTTGTTGCAAAACTTACGACATAAATAAGGAGAGTCGAAGGATTTCTCCACTCGCTCTCCTCGTTCGTTTAGAAATATTACTTTATACATGCATTTACCTTACCTCATATTCTTTCGGACTAATATGTGCAACATCTTTTCCTTCTTGAATCCGATATAGCGCGGAAAGAATTTCGTTACCGTGGTAGTCACTATGTCCGGCAATGAGTTTAGTTACTTTTTCAAGTCGAATAGCTAACTCGAGAGCAACCATTGCGGTTTGAAGGGAATTCATGTATTCATTCGGACTTAGGAACAGTGGCCGGTTACGAAGGTTATCTAGTGCCTCAGTATAAGTCATTCACTTAACCTCCTCATACTCAACCTCAATTACTCGTTCTTTCGGTCGTCCAAATATCACAGTATTGATTCGATCCTCTGTCTTATCGAGAATCCTGTCCCATTTCTTCTCGATCTGGTCGACCGTGACACCGCTGATCAGACAGACTCCGCCATAGATTGCCAGACCATTTCGAATGGCTCGGAAAATATCAGTCAAACCTCGCATTTTTACCTCCCAATCATCGATTTCCACCATTTCACCACTTTTTGGGCATTTTTTGCCAAAAAACTTATATAATAGTGTATTACATTTTTCGCGTATTAATAAAATAGGGTATAAAAGTGGTGAACTGGTGGTTTTTCATATTATGTTACCCATTTTCTTTAGTGTACTAAAGTGTTTTTGACGATCTTTTTGAACTTCGCCTCGGCAAAAATCACTCAAAACCGCCATTTTTCCACCACTTCACCAGAAATTTACCCTAAAAATACGCGTTTTTGCGAAAGTTTTTTGAGTTATTTGGGCTCATTTTCTCTAAACCAGTCTCTCATCGTTCCATAATTAAGGCTGTCCACCGGAAAATTATGCTTGCAAATTAGGCAAACTGAAAATGCGAATCCTTGATGCGTATATGCGGTTTCAAAGTCATGCCCCTCTTTATGAATACATTTAGGGCATAATCTCGGATCCATATATTGCATCAATACTCCTCCTCACCGAGAAGGTAGTCGTACAAATCCTCAGCATTATCGCCACGAATGAGAGCCAAAATATCGCCGTCTGCGCTCTCCACGATGGCTGTCGGCTCATCCAGATTAAAGTTAATGTCAAATTTTACTATCAACGTTCGATTGATTGACCTCGCCATTTTGTGCCTCCTTAATAGCGTCTATAAATGTCACGATTGCGTCATAATAGCCATAGAAATATCCAGCATCGTACTCTAGGCGCTTTCCTGCTGGATTACGGTGAAGCACGCGATCGACTCCGCTGGCATCTAATTTGGCTTTCTGTTGAATCAGCGTGTCCTTAATATCTTCTACATCCATCCATTAACCCCCTTCAACAAAATCTTTACATGTTCCAAGCAAGCCCTCATTCCAAACTTGATCATCCGAACACTCGCCCTCATTAAGTTCATCAGCTGGTTTTGCCAAATCACAGAAAAACATATAAGGACCATTTGTATAGTCGTAAACAATATCTCTAAGATGGTCACAGAAAAAGCATGACGTTGGAGGAGCCTTTAACCTATAACTTGGTCCTACAAATTCCCTTGTGCAGTTTTTAGGGTCAACTTTCTTTTCTACATCCATTCCACAACATCTCCACTACTCAATCTAAATCCGTTCGTGTGAAGATAGACGCCAAGCTCAGAACTATTCTGAGGATCGACAATTGTCGCACGGGTTGTGGTAATTACTGCTCTGTCGCCCATCCGTTTGCCCTCATTTCTTCAATGCGTTTCTTTGTTTCCTCATATGTTGATAAGCGAACCATCTCCCCTGTAAATGGAGGAAATTCCGCCATATGAAATTCATAGCATCCGTCTTTCCAGCGACTTTCCCACAAATCGCCAGACTCTTCGCCGTCTCCAGACACTTCAAACCAAATATCAGGATAAGCCCTGGATAGCTTAACCATATCATCCTGCCAACCATACCACTTTGCTTGGAATGCCAGTGTATATTTATCGCTTGCATCCCAAACATCATAATCCCAGCCAAAAGACTCCTCATCAATGCCGGTAATCTCATTGAACTTCTTCTCAATTGCTTTGTCGATCGACTCATCATAGTGCTTGTCCCATGAAACCTGATAATATGTGAAGTAACCCATTTTGACCTCCTTAGTTACTCACTTTAGCTCAATAAACTCAAACTGATCATAAATATCAGGCACGAAGATCCCGTACCAGAAGTTATGCTGAGCAACTTTTTTGGCAGCCAGATCCTCGTTCCATTCCCGAATATCCTGCATCAGTTCATACTTACCGACATCGTTATCGTTATCGTAGAAGTTGTTTTCGTACTGGTATGTAAGTATTTCGTAGCGGACGTTGCATCGCTCGATCTTTGCGTCAAGCCCAATGTAGTTGAGGCCAAAATCTATCAACATCAGAAACAAAGCTAAACCAGAGATAACAGTTATACCGAGTGCTACGTCATACCAATCAGACAAAATATTCAAGCAAATCAGTCCAATAATACCAAGCACCAGCACACCCAAAGTAATCCAAAATATCATGATTCGAACACGTCCCTCCAAACGTCATCAAACAGTACAGGAATCTTCTCATGCAGCTCGTTCAGCAGCGGTCTTGCAACCTCCTGGATCTGGGGATGCGCGTCATGTGCCGCACGAAGTCGAAGGAAGTGGCGCCACTCACGCCAATTTGCGGTCATGACGACTTCGGTAGCGAGTGAGTTGGGCAAAACCGAGCGAGCTTCCTGAGGAGAACAGCCTTCTGCAAGCATATGCAAATAGTTAATTTCACTATTAAGACAGGCGCCATACCAATCTTCATAGGACACGCCCAAGTTTGTTGTTCCACAATAGGCTGTTCGAATACTGCCCTCTTCAAGCTCTTGCCAACAAGCATCTTCAACCAGCTTTTTCAATTCTTCTGGAATGCCTTCAAAGAAACACGGATCAATCACCGTAATCTCATTGCCGAACTTATCCTTAGAATAGTTGCAATATCTAGTGCTCTCCTGAGTATATGATGCCAGACGATGCCTAACGATCTCATGACTGACGCCACGATCCACAGTGAATTTAACCGTCATGCCGCCATGCTCTAGCGTAGACTCATGACCCGACTCAATCAGGCGCTTGATCATGCGCTTGGCGCTCTCACCATCCTCGGTGATCTTGTCTTCACTTTTATACGCCGTCCGGGCACACAGCTCCAGATGCTTCAGTTCTGCGATACCGTCAATAGGGTTCGGCCGCAGGATCTCATAACCAGCATTAATTATCTTCATTTAATTAACCCCCTTAAAATTACTTCCACACGGACAAATTGGATACGACATAGGAGTTTGGATGGGAGGCATATTTGGATGGTTAAGAATAGCCAATTGTGCTTCGATTTCTAATCTTCTATTTTCTTTTTTAAGTTCTTCTACACGATTGTAGTGTAATTGCTGGTACTGAGCTAACAGTTTATCCATCCACTCTTCAGCCTCATGTGTTGTCAGCATTAGTCTGACCTCCGTTTCTTGTCTGAATAGCGGTATTGGCAACGCTCTCGATTGACTGGAAACCACGATTGATCGTCTCGTAGATCTGCTCCCGCTCACGTTCAGCTTTCTCCTCTGCACGTCTGCGTTCGGCTTCCTCTTCCTTCTTCTTACGCTTCCGCTCTTCCTCTTCTTTCCGTTCAATGCGCTTGCGCTCTTCTTCAGCCTCACGCTTACGCTGGTTTTCTTCCCAGTTACGCCGCTCTTCCTCATGCTTATCCCACCAGTAACGAATGCCGGCCTTACTGGACTCAATATCGTTGGTGTAAATATCATTGAAGAGCTGGTCAAACTTATTGAGATACTTATCGAAGCTCTCAATTGTACTTGCGTTCTTCATACGAGCAAAGGCGATCTCCAGAAGATCCTTGGCATGAAGACGATCCTCCATAGCCAGACGCTTATTGTTGATCGAGGCATTGCGAATATCAGCGTCGAAGTTACGAGTTGTCATGACGTTGTGCACCCGCTCGTCAAACCGATGCTTGATCTCGGCCTTCTTACGCTCTTCTTCTCTCAGCTCCTCCATACGAGCAGCCTCTTCGATCTCTCTGCGTTTTGCTCTCTCGGCAGACTTTACTTGGTGAATATCAAGTGCTTTCTTGGTCACGATACCGCCACCAATAGCGCAGGAGCCGGCAACCACGGCCTTGCAGATCATTTCGACAATCTTTTCGTTCATAAATCGACCTCCTTAAAATCCAAGTGTGTTAATACGAACTTCATTCCAGAGTTCCTGATAACTGGGATTGTACTCCTCAATATTATATCTAAGCCATTTTATTAACCCGAAATACACCTCAACTAAATCTCGAGAATATCCAAGGCTCATCATAAGTTTCTTACACCGCTTACGATTCTTGCAACGCTGGAATTTCGGCCACTTTACTTCTGCAGTGAAGCTGATTTCACGGTCGGTTAAAAGCTCCCGCGGAACAACAATGTCGTCATCTTCGCTATCAGTAAACTGAATATCTTTAATGCCTTCCCACACGATACCTCGTCCGTCTTCGGTAGTCATAAACATCTTCTCAACCTTCGTTTCCTCACCCATCAGTCGTCCTCCTTTTTAGGCTCGTTACAATATCCAAAAAGTGTCCGGGCAATCTCATCTCGATTCTTATCAAAACATCTCACCGCATTAACTGCATTACGACAGATCGGCAGGTTTTCACAATAGTAATAGGCGCCCAAGAGTTTATCATCGCCATATAGCTTGTTCTCTCCGAGATGAAAATATCCGCAATCGTTGGGGCACCACGGTTCTGTATGTACCGTTATTGTCTTAGACATCACTCGTCTTCCTCAAACATGAACTTAACTAGCTTGTCATAGCAAACTGGACAAAGGTCAGCTTTATCATGAGTGTTATCCCGTCCCAGAGGATCACGCTCATTATTTCTAATGTAGAGCATATACTTACGACTCATCATTTCCTCATACGTAGTCTCGGGCATAGTTGCCTGACACCGATCACAAATCTTCGCGTTCGCCATTGTTATAAACCTCCTAGTATCAATTAAAATGTCGGAAAGGGCTTCTCAAGCTCTTTCATACTCTCTTCGGAATCCGGATCCACTGCAAGAACGTACTCATCCGGCAGGTACTCGGTATTTACTTCAATAATCGGACAGTCCCGGTCAGCGCCGCACGGCAGATGCAGCCAAATATCCATGGATGTCCGATACTCTTTATCGCCCACATACTTCTCTGCGTTCTCATAGAGATCCCTGGCGAGAAGCTTAATAGTTCGGACAAGATGATCTTTATAGGTGCTCATTTACTCTCATCCTCCTCATTAATAATTATGCCGCCCTGGATGATCACCCGGCGGCCGTCAATATCAAAGAATGTTTCCTGATCATTTTTTGTAACGTCAAACTCGCCTGACCAGCTCCTGATGAGGTCGCCATCGTAGCTGTAAACCTCAACTGTGCGATACAGACCACCTCCTAGATTGCTCTCCTGTGTCTTAAGAGCTCTCTGGCCGCTTGCTGTGTTCTGATAATACCATCTGAACCCAAACAGCATACCAAATATCAGGATGGCCGCGATAACGATAGTCAAAACCCGTCCAGAGATCGTGTCGACGTCCACACAAATCCATGCTGTGACACAAATAACTATAATAGCGAGTAAACCAAAGAATATCCATCCACTAATTGTCATTTTTATTCCTCCCAATTAAATTTGTATCCATTTTTGTGAACTTCATCGATAATTTCCTGATAGGTCTTACGTCCAAGGCCACGAACTCTACTGAGCTGATCTAGTGTCATGGAAAGAAGCTCATCAAGAGTTTCTACGCTGGCACGTGCAAGACAATTAAATGCCCGAACAGAAAGGCCAAGCGCATCCAATTCATTTTTGGAAATATAATACGTATTGGATCCTAATTCACGTTGATACTTTTCTACAGTTATACGTTGTCCAATCTTTCTCAATGCTCTAAGTTTAATTTGACGAACGCGTTCTCTTGTAATGCCAAGAATCTTACCAATCTCGAGCAGTGACATATTGTCAGCATAGAGTGCTTTAAGAATGGCCCTGTCCCTTTCATCGAGAACATCCTCCACAATATTCTCGAGCCGAGCGCTACTAACATATTCGCCTTCTGGTATGAAATAGTGTTTTGCAACGTCATTTAAAACATTTGTAGCATAATCGTACGGTAACGGCTTTTTCGTTAGATTCTCTCCACGATGATTTACGAAAATCGGTCTTGAAGCAGTTTCAGAGATGTAATAAGCAGCGATTTGCCCGGAATTTCGAATAAACAGCACGTCGGAATCATTAAAATATCCATGTTTACACCAGTTTCGGACAGATTGTTCCATGACTCCAAACTTTTTCGCAGCTTCTGTAAGCGTCAAATATCCTTCAGGCTTCCCATCAACAATGTTTACGAGCATGTATAGTCTCCTTATTTATGTACAAAAGATTTGCACTTACAATCCAAGTCACAACTAAACTTAAATCTGAAAGGATCTTGAACCATGGAAATGTGATGCATACAATTCGAACAATAATCGTCGCATACACGTTCACCACGAATGATTCCAGTCAGTCGTTCAATTTCTTCGTTTTTCCGAGCTATTATAACTTTTGCTTCGATGAGAAGGCGGTTCATTTCCTTCTTAGTCATTTTGTTCTGTCCTCCCAATGAATAGGCTTCTGACTGTCAATATTGACCGGCTCGGCCAGGCAGTCATCGCACGGCTCCTGATTCTCGTCTTTGTTCCGGTGCTTACATTTCGGGCACCAGATTTCTAAACGAACGATTTTTTCAGAATACTCCATCACCATTCTCCTTTCGTGCATTCATGAAATCAATTATTGCGTGTATGCAATTTGGACAGGTGTCAAAATGACGGCTTATTGAATCGCTAGAAAGAATTATCTTTTTAAAATGACTTCCACCCCTTTCATCGTATTGAAAACCGTCATAGTCCTCGTACAACCTCCCACAAAGATCACACTTAAATGCTGCAGCCATAGTCAACCTCCAACATTCTTTTATACTCGTCTAACGTGCCATCAAATATGACACAACACCCTTGTTTCCCATATTCTTCCACCTGAATTACACGTGGACAAAGTTGGAGACTTAACACGCATTCTCTTTGATCGTATTGATTAAATCTGTAAAATGCTGTTTTTCCTTCGCCAGACGTGCAAACTGTAACGATCTTGTATTCGAAAGTGCGATTATCCATCCAGGTCCAAAATTCATATGTTCCTACTCCAATAAGCGTGGGTAATATGACTTTTCTAACAAAATTCTTTACAGCCATTAGTTAGACCTCCTTAAAAATATAAATGGTGCCGGTGACGGGACTCGAACCCGTACGTCGTATTGACATGAGAGCTTAAATCACATGTGTCTGCCAATTCCACCACACCGGCAATTGTTGAACAAAAAGTTTAGAGCCCCATGCATTTTCTGCACAGAGCTCTATCATCTTATAATTCCCTATCCGGTTCTTCGACGAATCGTCGCTCACTGTCGATTTCGTCCAGCTTGTTTTTCAGATCTTTCACCAGCTTGATGACTCTACTCCATTTCGTTTGGGTAAATGTGTACCACAGCGTGAACACAAGGATCGTCCTAAAACAAATCCCATAGTTCATGAATGATACCGCAATTGCCCAGAATATCAGAGCATTAGCCATAAGTCCGATGAGCGAACTGATTGTTCCGATGCTGATCGAAATAACTTTGTTCTTATTCATTCAAATTACCTCCAGTATTATTCTATTATACCGGATGTAATTATTGCGTCTTCTTCCGCTCCCAAATCTTAGATGCCACCGCCAGCAGCGAATACATCACCACGAGGAAGACGTCAAATATCAGTGCCATCGCGGTCATAACCACTGTCTTCATTTCTCCTCCTTCGGCATATCACCGACAAAGACGTGGAACGCGACACAGTGATTGCAGCACGGCACTTCCTTCTTGATGATACTGCCGTCACTGCTGATTCCACCGTTGACCATATACTTAACAGAGCGCTTCTCCCCGCAGAAATAGCACTCCTGATCCAACCGTTCGGCGGTATCAAGCAAACGAACAATAGATCCCATAAATATCACTCCTTATGTTTGTTTTTACGCTCAGCGCTGAAGAACTCGTCTGGATCGTATTTAGGTTCGGTGAATAGAGACTTAGCTGTACCTCTCGGAAGAAACAGTTTTCTATCAATTGTATACCCGTCGCTCATAAAATCTCTGAGTTCTCCAGCGTACAGAGCTCTTTCTAGAATATAAATGTTGCAGCCGTCGCATCCGGGCTCACTGCATTTACGACAACAGATTAGGGGCATTCTTAGGAGATCTCCTCCAGTTTGAGTTTAAAAGCTTTCATAATATCACGGACCTGTTTGGAGAGCTCGGAGAATGTAATGAACTCATCTTTATTTTCATCATACACATAAAGCTCTCCCGTCAAAATATCACTGGGATCGGGGATACAGTCATAGCCGCCTTCATAGCCCATATCGCTTAAGTAGTCTGCTGCACGATCGGTCAGACATTTGAAGTAAACCGTATGATCAATATCCAGCTCGGTATTATCGATGCTTATAGGCTTGAAATCGTCATCCCAAAGCTTAAGTTCTTCATTTTCGATGATCGCGCCATACTTTAGTTCCAGTTCGTATTTACGGCATTCATTTTCCGATTTGAACTCCTTACCGTCTTCTTCGCAAATGTATTTAGTAATCGTATACATCACTTTACCTCCATAACAGTCCAACCTTTTTCAGTTACAACAACTTCATACTTTGATGGCGTTTTATAAACCGGAAAGTCCACTATAAAAATCGGCTTAAGCTGAGGTATCCGAATATCAAGCGGATCTCCAGCCTCGATCAAAATCGGATCGCATTTAAACGTCGCCATGTTTTTGCTCCCTCTCCCACGCTGCTTTCGCTTCTTCCGGCGTAGAATATCCAATGTCGTCCATGTACAGCGCCATGACAACCCACTCTTCACCGTAAGCATAGGCAACGGGCTTGTCATCCTGGTATTTGACGTAGAGTTCAGGCATCGTGAGATATCTCCTCGCCCCAGTTAAGCTTTCGCTTTGCAATATTCGGTAATGCAAAGACGTCATCAACCCGGCTACAGAAACTCAGATAGACATCGGCTCGATAATACTTTACTTCCCGTTCATTGCCATCATCCTGCGCTACAAAAGTAAGTACGTCAGGAAAAGAAGCGGTAGAAGGAACGTCGTTTCTAATATTAGACATCCTCACCCTCCCCCAGAAAGTAATTGATCTCGTAATTAACTGGCTCGGCAACAGTGATAATTGCTCGAAGTTTGATCATATTATCCCTTTCCTTGAATGCAGTAAAACCAATGAGGTCATTCTTCATTAGTTCCTTACCTAACTTTAGGGCAAGAGTTTCTGACTCATATTCATAAAGGTCCTTATTATCGGCGAATGTAATACTGGGAAGAATGGCATCTGAGCATATTGTAATAAGTCTCCGTTGACTCACATGAACCGCGCATTCTTCGTTAGGGTCGACCACATACCCTCCAAGCTTACGAATGATCTTATGCTTCAGTTTTTCAAATATCTTTTTCATCGTTTATACCTCCCATAATGCGGTCGTACAGTTTGATTAATCCGCGTAGTTTCTTTTCACATTTCTGACAGATCCATGTTTCTCCAGAAGTCACATTAAGCCCTGAAATATCTTTTGGATCAATTTCGAATGTATCGCAAAGGCAGCAGATTCTATTGGTGATCATTGGCATTTTACAGACTCCCAGCAAGCGTCATAAGATAGATTCCCAAAGAAGTTACTATTGAGCCTAAAGAGACGTTATGATTCTCTCTGTCACATAATGCATTAAGCCCAAAACACAGCATTCCGCAGCCAAGTAAACGAACAATATAGTCCATACCCGCACCTCACTTTTAAAGCCTTAGAAATTGCCTTATTTGCTTTTACTGCTACAAAAATACGTTGTGGTTCTAAGAGCCTCATCATAGTACGTCACAACAGTCTCACTACCCTGCGGAAACAGCGCCTGAAACAAAATATCAGGATCAGTCAGATAGCTCTCACCGTCTAGCACACGCTCAGCCAGATCGATATACCTCTCGTCAGGCATAAATGGCTCGAACGGATCGAAGAAAGGAGAATACTGCCCGGGGTCGAGCAGTACCTCCTTAACAGTATTCGGATATGACGGATTGGCCACACGATGCATAATAACATCACCGATCATAATAACAGCCCAATCTGGCCAATCAACACCAGACTCACGTTCAAGCGCCATTGCAAGCCAATGAGTTTCGCTGTCCCAGAAAATATCCTTTGCTTTTACTGTATGGATTGTCTCATCGTCTGGAATCGCTGGGGGCGTGTACTCCGGAGTCATAACTCTTGATTCCTCAATCTCCAAAATATCATTGTCTCTGGATGTACCTCCAAGTACAAGAAGAGCTGCCAATGCAATCGCAATGACAGCCAAATATAAGTACACGAACTTATTCATGACGGTCTCCATACATATCCTTCTCAACATAGACAGACACACAGACATGAACCTTCTGATCACCGAAACGATCGCGAATCATGCGAAGGAAGTCCATGTCGAAGCCATCCATACTGAATTCCATACTGCTCATCTTCGGAAGAACTGCAGAATCGAAGGCGTAAATCATATGCGTCGGAGAAATATCAGAATCGTCGGTATCATCCGGATTGATCATAGTGTCCTCAACTTTCTTCGGTTCACTGATCGGGGCGAGATACGTCGTGATGAACTTCTTCTCTTCCTCAGTGAAGTCTTTCGACTCGTTTGAACCCTCGTAACCAGAGATGTAGTCCTGTTCTTCTTCGGTGAGTTCATTCGGCTCTACAAGCTTCGGAGCTCTGGCCTTCTCGACGTCCGCCTTAAGACGAGCGATGTCCTTACGCTTTGCATAGAAACCCTTCTTCGGACGATTGACATACATACTCACCTCATTGTGATTCTTAAACCACATATCGAGGGCAGAATCAGCCTGATTAAACACGTACTTGGAGATCGACGCAATGCCTACACCATAGACATTGATGATCCAGTTCAAATATCCAATCTTGATGTCATCCGGCATACGATTGAATGCTTCACGATCCGGGAAATCGGAATACTTCCACGTCGAGCACTCGCCGTTAAGCTTTTCTTTTTCCTTCTTGCTCAGGTAGTCGGAGGGGAACTTAACAGGGCCTTTTCCGGTGCGATTCTTCTTATTGGCGGAGTTCTTGATGCTCTTCTTCTCACGGATGTCGTCGTTAAAAACCTTCGCTGCTTCAGTCATGTGCATAAATCTCCTTTTCGTTATCTGTGTTGTAGTAAAATATCCAGCCGTCTGACTGGGGGTATGCTTCCATTGCGTAAGTTTGATTACAGAGTTTCATGAGATATAGATCTCCGCTATGGCGTGATATGCTAATTCTCCCATAAAGATCATTCTTTTCACGATACTTCTGGGCTGCCATCCATGCCCGCTTTAGAAAAGTTTCGTTCGGACAATGTACGATCATGACATCATGGTCGCTATTATTCCACGCGTCATAAATATCAACATATCGTCGGTTGCGTTTAGTCTTCAGCACTGCAGACCCTTTAATCATTTCAACCTCCTGATGATCGCTCCTCCAACAAGAAAAATGGAGCCCAGGATCAAATATCCCAGACTCCAAAATGCTTCCATCGGTTTAGCGATCGCTGTGATGTACATTAAAACTCCGACAACCGTAAATAGCGTACTCATGCATCCACCTCAACATCAGTTCGACTCCGGCTTGTAACCGAGATAACGCCAAACGCCGATGATGTATTGACATAAATATCACCGCCATTTTTCTCTTTTAGCTCTTTTGCTATCTGATTAGCAGCTTTACGACCAATTCGAGTATTATCGAATACATACATCTCTGTGTGAGTGGCTTTGATAGATTTGTTCATTAGACAACCACCCTTTCAAGCTTTTTGATCGTATAACCAGTATGACGGAAGGAAATATCATCTGGTTGACCAATAAATTCAGCAAGTTCTTTGGAGTAATCATTTGAGAACACATGCAGTACACTAGCTGCAGATGGTGTTATGCCCGTGACGTTGACAATTTTCACGTCTTCATTCGTAGCAAGATCCACGCCCCGAAATATCTTTACACTCCACGGATAGTCTTTAAGTGTTTCAAAGCATTTAATCCAATCCTGAACACTTCTGAATCCCTTATAAGTCATCCCACCACCGCCTTCACAATTTTACCGATTTTCTCCCAACGCTCTTTAAACGTCGGCTCTTTTTTCTTGTTAACCGGTACAAGCTCATAGCCTTCCGGAACAAGCACCGTATCAGGATCTCCGATAACAGCAGCCTCTTTAGGCTCGTCAGTCAACTTCTTATAAATATAAAAGCCCCCGGCGACGATACCGACCTCGATACCAATCGCCAGGAGCTGGGAGGTGATGGCCAATGCATTAGCGGTTATAGATAGTGCTTCATGTTTCATGTTTGACCTCCTTTTACTCCACCCCAAATGCCTTTTTCAGTTGGTTAAGAGCTTCCTGAAGAGAACGTTCTTTGTCTTTCATCTCTGCCTCGGTTTTTCTCTTTCTAGGAGGCGTTCTATCCTCCGTCTTGTCATGGATCATCTTCTTCAGGTGAGAGTTGCTGCCGAACATCTTGATCGCCAGTGCCGCACAGAATGCCTCGTACTCATCGTAAATATCATTCTCAGAGCATTTCACGATGGTCTTAGTCTTGTCATTCCAGAATACGATTGTCGCCGGACCGGAATGGACGATACGTTCGGGTTCCAGAGTGGAAGTCTTGGTAACATTAAGATCGTTCTCAAGAACCAGTCCACGACGCTCAATTCTCATATTAAGATTCGTTCCTTTCTGCATATAGTCGCACAACCTCTGTGCTACCTCAGGAGTCTTCGGATACACCTCAAGAGTAAACTCCGGGAGACGAAGCCTACCTCCAGTTGCAAATGACATATCGTTCATCTCTCTTACAACACACGGCATCGGCTCAGATTCAAATTTCGTATCACCAATCATTTTCTTTTCCTCCTGTTCTTTTGGTCGATTTAGAATATCTTTCTGCCACTCCGGTATGGGGTGTTCTTTCTCCAAAAAGTGGTCTATATACCAATTCCACGAAGTCATTTCGCCACCTTATACCTTTCTCGCATAGGTTTGTACGTCTTTTTCATCAGTCTATCTACTTCTGCTTTTTCAATGCCGGAGTGATACAACGCCAGCTCGTACTCCAACTGGTCGATCGCATTCAGCATCTCATATGCCAGTTCCAAAGATACAGATTCCCCATCTGTGTTCTCCTCTATCTCGCCTTGATAGAGGATCGTGTTGAAAAATGCGTTCTTAATTTTACTCATTGTTCTGGCCCTCCAGTTTTTCAATTCGTGCTTCAAGGTCTTTGAGCCTCACCGTGATTTTCTCCAGCAGCCCGTACCATCGTCTTTCACGATCCTGCATATCTTTTATAAGGTCGTATGTCTGTCTCTCGCGTTTCTGCATCTCTTCTACAAGCTTGATAAGTTCCGCTTCCTGCTCCAGCACTTCGTCCATCATGTTTTTCATCGTCCGTACCTCCCATAAAAATATAAAACTAAAGAAAGAATGTCGTTGTAGAATCGAACTACAAAGGTCTTATTTCATACCCACATCCAGTTAACATCTTTCTATATTAGCAAATGTAATTTTTGCGGAAATAGAAAAAGGAGAAGCCGCGTTATGCAGCCTCTCCCTCAGGATTCTGTTTCTGTTTTTTCTTTTTCCTCTGCTGATTAAGTGCGTCAGCCTGTCTAGCCAACGATACACTGGAACTAATCCCAGTAATCACCGACGCAACAAGTGTCACAATTTTAATTGCTCCATTTAGATTAAACATTATTGTCACCTCCTATATTAGGAGATGTAAAAAGTGAGGAAAATGTGACCAGTTGTAAAACCAGCCACATCATCGATTCAAATCAACCAATCTAGACTCTCAACGAATGCGGCTTTATGAGCATCTTTAATCTTCTCGATATAACTCTTATATGACCGAGCATAAGGACAATCATCACTCAACGGGATAGGCTTCACTACAAACTTGGCCAACAGCAGACTAGCAAGTCTAACCATCATCCATAGCAGTGAAACAATATACCCGACCGAGTCGACTACCGTGATCGGCAGCATAATAATAAGTCTAACCGCGCTTATAAGATAGTTTCTCCACATATTCGTTTCCTCCTTAAATTTTAGTCTCTATAATAAGGAGTGTAAAAATTAAACCGCCATGCAGATTTTGCACAGCGGCTTAAACTTTTTACCGGAGCAACCCCATACTCCGAAGAATCGCACCTTTCTTTTCGCCATTTGCGAGCCGGCGTTCCAACTCCAGACGCTCGTTGCTAGTCAGCTTTCGCCGGGTCTCATAGTACTGACCAGTGCTGCGGTCATAAATATGCCGATCTCGATGATTCTGCTCACGCTTTGCATCGATAGCGTGTGTAGCTGTCCTAGTAACAGCTTTCACGCCACCGTACACAAGCGGAGCCAGAACAATGATCTCAGCCTTATTGTTGTTCCAGCAGTCCACGGCTTTGTACTTGAGCTCCTGCGCTTTGTACTTCGCAGCGAGCATGCGGATCTTAGCCTCTCTCTTAATAGCCTCAATATCCATAGTACATCCTCCTAAAATAAAATTTGGTTTTCTCCATTTTAGGAGGTGTAAATATTGAGACAGATTATCCCGTTTTGATCAGTACTTACCAATTTTATGACTGATGTCTGGTTCTTGTTCGAAACTAAACTTTCCAGATACGTCGATGATGCCTCTTCTGATCATGCTCATAATGCAGCGCATGCAGAAATCGTCATTCAGATCATCGTAATACTTATTCGGAGCATACTTCTGGTCAAACATCAACTCTGCAAGGTTCTGATTGAATTTATTTCCGCAATTCGAGCAAACTGCATCTCTACCCATGAAAACAACCTCCTTTTTAAGGCTATTGTATCATGGTTGAGATGATCACTCAAGGTAAAAAGAAGGCGACGTGTAAAATACACATCACCCTCTCGGAATTACTCAATAGAGTTTCGGATATTGAATGGCTTTCTGCATCCACGAAGGAATGCACTCGCCACTGTTGTTGAATTTTACCATCCAAAAAACCTGCCCTAAGGTTACTGCTCCTGCCGCAACCACACCGGCAACCTTGATAGCGAGTTGCCACCAGTTCGAGTTCCTTTGCATCTTCAGCTTCTCTTCTTCGAAATCGGCCTCCTGACTCATCCGCTGGGCTTCGAGTTCGATCTTATCTCTCTCGACATCCAGCTTCTTAGCCTGAAGCTCGATCTCCTGATTCGAGTTGATGCGCCGAGTCTCGTCCTCGAGCATTCGCATCACGGTCTGGTAATGGTTGAGCAGCTTCGTATACTCCTCCGTACCAGGTTTAGTGTCAGATAACTTGTTCGCCAAAGCGAGTGCTTCCTCTTTCAGCTTTGCCTCAAGTTCCATAAAACTTCTCCTTTCAAGTAAATCTTCACTATAGGGGATGTAATTATTGAAAAGTGCTATACATCAAGCGATATCCACATCTTCTTACCACAGGCAGGACAATAATTTGTCTGACGATTATTCTTACACCCACATTCAGAGCATCTGCAGGATACATTAAACGCGCGTTTCTCAGACGGATCGAACTCATCACCATACTTGTTTTTAATTCGAGCGATTAGTTCATCAAATGAAATGCTAAAGTCATCCGGATTCCAATAAATAGGCTCATACTCAAGCTCAATTTCAGAGTTATTTTGCTTCTTCATCTTTTTCCTCCTTCGGTTCCCATAATTCCCATTTCACGCAATTGTCTTTATGACAAAAAGGAATATTCCAATGGTCATCAGCCCATCCATATTTACAAGTTCTGCAATCATGTGGTTTTTCTTTCATTCTCTTCCTCCTCCGGCAGAATCACTTCCAAATCAAGTGTCACGTGCTTAGCTGTCAATAAGTCTTTGAATTGCGAAATATCCAGCGCTACAGGAGGTCCGTCCCCGCTCATATCGAGTACCAGACGTCCATCCGACTTGTGCTTTTTCAGGATCCTTGCTAGCAGCCAAACGGCATTGATAACAAGCGCCCCAATGATCAGTCCTACGTAAATATCAGGCATATTAGTCCTCCACTAAGTCATACACGGAATACCAGTGGGAATCCCTCTCCACAAGTTCAATACGTTTGACACCCTCGATTGAAGGTACCGTAACAAGTAAAATACTATCTGCATAACGAACAGGCTGCTCTTTCTCCAAAATATCAAGACGTTCAGCTGCCTCTTTAAGAAGTTTTGCAGGGTAACAGTTCTCATTACCTGTTGCAAAAAATGCCTTATAATGGTTTTTGAGCCTCGTCACAAGATCGTCCATTACGTGTCCTCCTTAAAACATTTTCAAAAATTATTCTGCGGGAAAATTTTAGATTTGAATTACTGCGACCAGCTGGCGCTGAATTTCGTAATGCGAAGCCTACTCAATAATCTCATCAAACAGCATCTCCAAAATATCAGCCCATTCTTCTCTGCTGACCTTTTCTAGAAACTGTATTACACAGAAGTCGTCATACCATCGGATAGAAATATCTTTCTCATACTCATTTACAGTGTTGATCACGGCAACAAGCAAGTCTCCGAAATTGTCGCCGTAAAATATCCGAAACGCATGTGTGCTGAGTTGTATCTGGATGATAAACACCTCCTAAGCTATAGATAAAAAAGAAGAGAGGCAACTGTATTAGTTACCTCTTTCTTGAAACGTTACCGTTCCAGAGCATACCAAGCGTCTTCCAAACATTCCGTACATTAGTACATCCTCCTTGTTGGTTGTTTATTTCTATAATAGAGGATGTAAATTTTGTGCTTTAAAGAGAAAAAGAAAGGCGGTTGTAAAACGTCAACCGGCACAGGTGCCAGTCGTCTGTAACTGACCCGCCTTTCAGTTTGTGCGATTAATGCGTTGCCAGATAACTCTGAATCGACATCTCCAGTTCCATCTTCCCGTTAGTTGCCATATCGTAGATCTCATAGACCTCGTCTTCGGTCAAGCCAATAGACTGAAGCCAGTCCTTAAACTTGTCTCCGAAGTATCCGTTGCCTTTCTTAGCCCACGATGCGATATAACGGGAATACGGTATACCATGAGTTTTCGTCACGTTGTTTTTCCAATTCCACATTAGTAAACACCTCCTATTATAGGAGATGTAAAAACTAAAAAGAAGGAGCCGTGCAAATATCACAGCTCCAATCAAGTTTAGATTTCCTCTTCTCGAATAAACATCAGCTCCAGTTTATCTCCTTTATGGCACTCATAACTGATGTACGCTGGGTTATGATCATCGGATCTTGCATTAGGATATTCAGCCCGAATAACTTTTTCAGCCTCCTTCCTTTTAGCCTTCACCGAAACATAGGTCTCAACGCCCATCGGTTTTGCCCTTGTGACAACATAAACCTTCATTGGATTATTCCTCCTTTCGTTTTCTATTATAGGAGTTGTAAAAGTTAAAAGAAGGAGCCCTTGTTAGGACTCCATCTTTATCTTTAGAGTGATTTCTTCATTGTTTTTGGTTGAATACATTACAACAGAACTGAAGAACATTATATGGCCACTAAAAGGATCTTTTTATATCCCTTATTGCGAAGCTCGTCACATTCTTTTTCGAGTCGATCCCACGCTTCAAATAACGTGGTTCCAGCTCCCGGTATTCCATACCAAGCACCGCAATTAGGGTAGAGCATCTTTTTATTATGACCTATTTTAATCAGTCTTGTGTCTCGTGATGTAATTTCAATTCCATATGACATAATTTATAACACCTCCTATAATAGAGAATGTAAAAACTAAAAGAAAGAGCCCGTGTTAGAGCTCTCCTTTTGCCCAGGCATTAATATCAAATGCCCTCATCGAGCTAAAGTCAAACATCCTCTCCCAAGCAACGATACGAGGCTACAACTCGATACGTAACAACCACCTGCAGCCGGAGCTGACAATGACTCTCAAGTCGATCACCAACAACGTCGCTCAGCGGGCCATTAACCGAGAAGCCGGAAACAGTTCGGCTAAGACAGTCAAGAATATCTACGGCGTCTTAACTGCTGTCATGAGTCAATACGGCAACCGCAAACTCGACGTCACTCTCCCACAACCTGAGCCATTCGAGGGTAACGTGTTATCAGAAGAAGACCTCAAGAAGCTCATCAAAGTCTTACAGGGTGAGGAAGTCGAGATACCGATACTGCTTGCGATGTTCTTAGGACTAAGACGATCTGAGATTCTGGCGCTCGAACACGGCGATTACGATCCCAAAAATAAGACGCTCTCAATAACGAAAGCCAAGGTCCCGAACAAAGACAACGTCTACGTCATCAAGACGACCAAGACGGTTAAGTCGAATCGTAAAATATCAGTCCCGCTTTACTTAGCATCTCGTCTCGAAGCACGGATAGCAGATGACAAACCCTTCTGCTCGGTAAGTCCGTCTCATATCTGTACCAAGCTCAGTAAGATCTGTAAAGCCAACGACATCCCAAAAATAAGACTGCACGATCTTCGACATCAGAATGCGTCTGTTATGCTGGCCCTCGGTGTTGCCGACAAATATGCAATGGAGCGAGGCGGCTGGTCGTCGAATGCCACGATGAAGAATATCTATCAGCACACATTCACAAACGAAAAACTCACGGTGGATCAAAGAATAAATAGCTACTTTCAGGGGCTAGTTGAGCCGTAAAATATCCAAAGTTTACATGAAAGTTTACACGACTTTCTATAGCCCCTGAAAACAGCCACTTTATAGCGAGTTTTGCGAGGGTTCAAATCCCTCCTTCTCCGCCATAAAGTGGTAATCCCGTTGTCCTAGATTCGTCTAGTGATAGCGGGATTTTCCTTATATACGAGCAGTTTTGAGTTTGTTGGGTGAGTATTGTGATTGAGTCACAAATATCAGTTAAAAGACGCCCGTGTAAACTTTTAGACGCCTAGTTTACATGAAAGTTTACACAATGACTGCTCGATTATCTCGCCCTAACTCAATCATTCTGATTTTGTGAGGCAAAAACAAAAGGAGCTGTAGAAGACCGGTACATTGGTTGATCAGACCAACGTCCTCTTCCACAGCTCTATCTGTGTCAAAGAAATCCACTCATGTACATCTCAGTTCTCCTTTCATGTAGTATAGGAATTCCTTCACTATAGCAGTTGTAAATCTTGAGGCAAAAAGAAGGTGCCGTGTAAAAACTGCGACGCCTTCTAAATTATTTACGAGTTTCCTCCTGTTTGCATAACAGGATACGCATCCATAGTCGTTGATGTAAACTGTTCATTGCTACCTTCAAAGGTTACCGTAAACGCCGAAGCTTCTCCATTTATCGTTACATCGTGGATTGGAGTTAACAAGCGCATCGAATCGCTCAACTGCTGGCTAATAGTTACGGATCCAGACTCGTAAGCACTAATAATCTCCCCAGCAGTCTTATCCAGTCGTGCAGGTGCCCCCTGTTCAACAACTATGTTTACAAGTAGTGCGCTTCCGCCGGATCCACCACTGGCAGGAATCTTGTCAATAGCCTGAGATACAGTACGTGCATTAGCGGCGTTTCCACCCATGTCTCTGACGAGTTCTTTAAGTTCTTTTAAAACACCCATTAGTTAGTCCCCTTTATCCGAATTCTTTCAGAGCCTTAGTCCAGGTCTGTTTGCCGACAACGCCATCCTGCGTGATACCAAGCTTACCCTGCAGTGTCTTAACCGCAGCCTGAGTATTAGCACCAAAGTCGCCATCGATAGCAAGAGTCTTATCAACCTCACCAGCAACAATGATTCGCTGAATAGTTCTCACCTCGGGACCAGCAACCCCTTTAGACAGCAGATGCAGCTCAGGGTCCTTACAGACAATAGCACCATACTGCTCGACCTGAGTCTTTGTCGTAGTGCTCGTGGTGGCAGGGGCATACGCAGGACGAATCCAGCCATAAATATAAGAGCTGGTAAGCAGGTAAGAACGCTTACGACACATATTGCCAGAGTTACCTTCAATGGTATAAACGTAGGTCTTATCACACGCATAGACCATGCCAGTATGACTGCGAGATGTGCCATTATCGGTAAAGATAATAATATCACCGGCCTGGGGGTAATATGTCCGACGATAACCCTTACCAAGCGTCCAGCGCTGATAATGACCAAAGTATTTTACGGAATCAGCAGCCGCATCCCACACCTGGGCGCAGTTCACATATGGCCATACGCCATGCATAACAGCTTTAGCATCGGTTTTACTGGATCCACACGCCTCATAAATAGCAGTGGATACCTGAGCGGCACACCAGGGCTGACCCTGTACACCACAAAGGTATCCAGCATAAGTATAGTTGTTCGAGCCTTTGTTCTGAGCAAACGCGGTCTTGGCTCTGGTAGTAGCATAGGAGCTGGAGGATTTCTCATAATAGCCCACCCAATACTCCATAGCAGCTACTGCCTGTGCCGCTGTAGGTTTAGACATATGTCACTCCCCTTCAGGGGGATCCTGATCGTTCTTCTGGAGGTTCATCAGCGCAGACAACCCGGTGCTCACGGCGAGCACAATAACCGCCTGCCACTCAATCTGATCGACGTGACCATAAACGGCAGCAATGGCCGCAGCAACCACACCGATGGCGGCCTGGAAAAACGTACGAAGAGCTCTATAAAGAGACTCAGGAATTTTATCTTTCATTTAATGGACCCCTTTCTAATTATTTTATTATGTATTCTTTAATTACGATTCTATGACAGCACCGGGATCATCTTTATTTATTTTTTCCCCGACTGTAAGATCATCCATACACTCGGAAATAGTATTGCCAGTAACGCTGGAGTCAATCTTCCGAAGCGCCTGGGAAATAGTCTGAACGTGAGACACGTCGATTTCGTCTTCTTTAAGCTGGGCCTTAAGCCGCTCAAGAATAGTTGCCATTTCACTTTCACCCCCATTCTGTGATAGATGTTTTGAATATCATTTTTAATAATGGATATGTCGGAACTGATTTCAGCGAATCGTTTGACATACCCGTTATGAATGTAAACTTTGCTTATGTTGCCTGACTTAAAGATGTTTCAGAATAAGTTACGGTAGAGTCAGTAATATACGAAGTAAAGTCATTTTCCACAGTAAAAGTCTTCAGTTTTACTTGCCCATTCACGATTCCCACCTTAGAAAACACCAAATGCCCATAGAAAGTGTTGTCATAATCAGATGGATCATCAGAATTGCTTACATATGTCGTATAAGCCTCAACGAGCTTATATTCTTCTATCTCCGCATTTGTCGGTGGACTTTCCCATTGTGACAATGAACTTTTGGTATATTGTAAGGTTACTAGACCCACGGTTGTAGTGGGGTCTCCATAAGGAGAGTCGTTAAATACTTCAGATATATAACCAATATCGTCATTACGAATAACATATTTTGCAGGATTTTGTGAATCATCATACGTAACGAGGAGGATTGGATTTGTACGTAATCCGCTTGGAAGCGTCGGCTTGGCCATTGTGATAGGATCGTATACAACTCTATTATTAGAACCAATGCTATACATAGAACGCTGAATATAGTCCGAGTAAGCGATTATATGACAAAAACTAATTGTTGACGCTGAAACGGAGTCTAGGTCAAAAATCGTACCGCTGCTGTTTACCATATAAACCAATGAGCCATTCTGATATGCGGTATAAATCTCTGCAAATGTTTTATCGGTTTCCCATATCTGTGACTGACTATTGTATATAACATTAACAACCATTGTGTCGGCTCCGCCACCGATCTCGCCAGATTCAAACGACGTCGGCACTCCATTTGTGTCTACAGTTTTCACAATAACGGCATCTCCGACAGATGACCCCGTAATCCCAAGGTCTGAAGATGCATAGCCAGTTCCGTTGAAGTTAAGCGTTAGGGTTCCGTTTGAGTATGACGAACTCATGTTTGTCCCTGCAGCAATCTTCGCCATTGCTTCTCGGAGTGTCACACTCCATCCATTCGTCTTATTTAGCTTATATACGAATACCTGGTCGCCCTGCTGTGATGCGGTGTGGGTTGAGACACTTCGATAGTATTGGAATTCTACCTCGGTTGGAGGCGATGAATTAACGTACGCCATAAATGCCATGCGAGTCTGCGCTCCAGTTGCGGGGTTGGATTTAGAAGAAGCGCGGCAATAGACGACTGCATTGGAATTATAAGCATCAATAAAGTCTTGCCACGTTGAAATGCCGTAAGACAGGATGACCATCCCAGTGATATAACCGGAATCATTTGTGAGATCGCTTGTCTTGGACGGTATCGCTGTGCTAGATGGTAGTGCTCCGACGTCTGAAGCGACCAGAGCCACATCACCAGTTTGCCCATTTACCGAAGTGACCGGAGCGGTATAAGTCCCTCTTATAGGTGCCCCACTCCTATCGTGAGCCGTTGTCCCGGACAAAAGAGTATCAGTAGTTACAGTATCTTCCGTCAAGTCTATTAAAGTGTCGCCGTCATAGACGACCTTGTTTTTATACTGGTTTGCCATGACGGCATACCTCCTTATGCAATTGTAACGGTCACTCCACCAGCAGCATTGTCAGTTTCAGTATAAGGAATGGCACTAACATTAGCCTGGGCAATGTAGTTGTATCCGGTAGACGGTGTGATAGTCTGGGCGGCTGTGGTGGGTATAATATTGACAGTCTCTGCATTAACATCTTCAGTGCCACTCATGCTTCCTTCAACGCCAAGAATAGTAATTCCCTGACGAATATTGGTTGCAATAATCTTGGCCTGCTCGGTCGAACTGATACCGACTTTACCAGACCCATCGTGATAACCCTGAGGAACGGTGTACTGTCCGGCTTTCGTGCTAATCGTACCGGTGACGGCACCATTGTTAGGCATCGTACCGTTTAGTTTATTACTATTGACGTATGCGGTCTTATTGAGCAGTATCTCAGCAGCAACAGCATCGGCATCCGACGTATCAGCATCGTAGGTGTTCGTGCCGGTGATCGGAGCGCCACTCTTGTCATGAGCAGTCTTACCAGAGGCGAGGTCGGCGGCCGTGATCGTGTCACCGGTTAAGTCAATCAGTACATCGCCGCCATAAATAACTTTGTTTCTGTATTGGTTGGCCATAATGACCCTCCTTTATCCTATTATGACGGTATAGCCGCCAGCTTCATTCGTGGTTTCGTAATAAGGAATCTCAAGGATAGTAACATCGTCCTCGAGTCGTTTGCCGCTCGTTGGAAGGATGATTTCTGCTCCGACAAGCGGAGAGACCTCATAAGAGCCCTCATATGGGGGTACGTCGACCTCTGTAGTGGCCTCTATTACAAGATCTCCCGCTATGATAAGAGAGCCATCGTCATCCTCAATAACGCCGCTGAGAGCCGGCAGAACACTTATCAGCTCACCTTCGATTTCTCCATCGACCTTCTCTATTTCTCCTGCAAGACGAGGATCCACATCAATGCACCTCCGGCGTCAGTGTAAATTCCTGCGTTTCGATAAAGGTATAGACGGTCCCGTCAGCATAGGTGATCTCGACGTCATACACATATGTGTCAAAGTCAAGATCCTTAGTGTCTGCAGGATCGAGCTGAAGGAGAAGCGTGTTGATTGGGATGGTCTTCAGAATGAGTGGTTCCTCGTCTTTATACCGTTTACCGCTTTTCATATCGGTGTGTTTAACAGCAAAGCGAATAACATCTCCATCAACTGGGGTATACTCTTCCCGTCCGATCACTTCTCCATGCTCGTCCCGAATAAGGATGTACGGAGTGACCCGACATCGAAGAGTATCGCCTCGTGTCATAGTAATAGCATTATCGACAATTTTAACTGACATCGTTTCAACTCCTATTTTGATACTTTTACATCTCTACTCGGATGTCTTTCTTATAGCCACTTAAAGTAATAATCTGCGTCGCATGGCCGGTCGGGTTGAGCATTTTCTGTGCTGCATATCCGCCATAATTGAGCCAGCTTGACGCAGATATTACTTTAAACGGTACCGTTGTTACTTTGTTACTTCGAAGGTCGATCTTGATCTTCGAAGGCTGAGTGATGTAAGGCTTATGCGTATGACCAGAAATGAAGATGTCACAACCGTCAAGCAAATAGCCAAAGCGTTCTGTACGATTGACAGAGCTGCCTGTGAGCATCCCATTGCCGACACCATGAGTCACACAAATGGAGTATGTCGGTCTAGCGGCTGACGTAGTATATTGGCCAGTCTCTTTCTTACGAAGACCAAGCTGGATCTTAATGAACGCAACATTCTCTCTGTAGAGGTGCTCTAAATCGAGCTTGGTCATAATATCGTAAGTAGGATCGTCATCAACATCTTTAGACGAACGACGCTCATGATTGCCGGTAACAGCACATAAGATCCTGTCCTTGATCGGGGTGAGCATTTCCACCATGATCTTCTTCTGTTCCCTCGGACGCATCGTCTCATCGAACACATTTGATACCGATGTCCGAGTTGCATTGTTGATTAGGTCTCCTCCGAGCGTAATATACGCATTCGGTTCATTCATAAGATCGATACAGAACTGGCTCCATTCGCGTTCCATGTGCTCCATGGCACCAAGATGTATGTCAGAGATAGGATAGATTTTAATGTTGTCGTTTGTGTCGAACTTATGGACTATCATCTCAAAATCGTTAAGCAGAGGAACATCCCCTTTCTACAATTAGTTATCGATCGAATCACCCGCGAACCTCAAGAGCTCGTACTTCCTCCATAATAGTTGCGAGGTGTCCATTACCGCCAAGCGCTTTGTAAGCTGAGTACATAGCTAAGATGTTTTCTTTATCTTCTATTGCTATAAAACCCTGCTTAATATAGTTCTTGGCTAAGTAACGGACCCGATCGATCATTATAACTTTCTGTGCTTCAACGAGCGCGTCTATTCGCTCATCTTTCTTGTCCTTCTTGGCCCAGTGACGCTGAAGACACGCCACAACGATCGTAGCTATGCTAGAAGAACTAAGAACAGCAAGAACGACTGTTAGAAAAACGTTCATTTAGACGCCTCCGTTTTAAGAGTTTTCATATTACTTATCTCCTCTCAATGCCTGTATCCGCTGTCTGAGATCAGACCTCTCAGCCAATACGGAACGAATGTTGCGAGCTGCGGCGATGAGGCTCGTAATGAACCCCGTCGCCGTAGTTGCTGAGAACAGCCCCTCAAGAGCCTCAAGCACAATGCTGTCACTCTGTCGGAGCTGTTCTGTTAAATCTGCTATGAGCCACTTGTTTTGTTCTGCGGCTTCTTTCTTCATAAGTTCCGCAAGTTTATCCTCATCAAGAACCAGCTTCTCACCATCCCAACGGTAGGCAAATATCCTATTACCCGAGAAATCGTAGCCATCTAAAGAGTCAAGATGCGGAATATCTGGTGCATGTTCCTTACCAAGGGGATTAAGAAACGTTGCCAGAAGATAACCATCGTCACCAAGTGTAAAATAAATACTTGTGTCCGGAACAAATTCATCAAGGTTTTCAATAATGTTGTCCATCGTTTTTACCTCTTATATCTTCTGAGCGATGATTCGAGTCACTACAGCATATCCATCACCATCTGCGCCACCAGACCCGTATCGATGTCCGCCACTAATCGATATGGAATTGTCGGATTTATCGATTGTGACATATCGATTTACAGATGTGATGGTAGTAGCCCCTGAGTTATACCATGTTATCGACGGCATGGCGATAACACTGCTATTATCAGGAACATAAACCTGTGTGCTTGCACAATATCTGTAATAGCCAGTGCTCCAGATTATCTCAATGGTAAAGAAATTGTATGGGACAATACTTTCTAGTAAAGTTAATGTCTGAGCAGCCTGAGAACTGGTTGGGGTCGCATTTTCGTATATCACACGCGGAGATCTCTCTTCAATTTCCTCGTCTATGTAACTAATGGCATCTTCTGGCGCCGGAGACCAAGCGGTAGCTTTATTGCCTTCCTCAAGCTTAATATTAGATATTTCGAGATAGTCGCCAGCAGCAAATCCTGCAGTGGTTGAATATGTAGAACCATTTGTTATAAGATATGCTTTTGTGGCCGCTGCCGGAACCGTGAAAGTAAACTCGCATCGTCCACTCATTTCAGTTCCGCGATCTGCCTGAGTTATTGTGCCATACGTTTCGTAGTATGTGGCTGCAAAACTACCAGTTTCATCGGTATACAAATAAGCACGAACATAATAAGTAGTACTATTACTAATTGTTCCACTAAGCAACTTCCATTTGGCATCAAATGACCATGTATAAGTTTTACCAGGCTTAAGGCATTGTATTGTTGCACTAGACAGAGTGCTCGACCCAAAGCGAATATTCGGTCGCGTCGCTCCGGTGGACGTAATACGAATGCCATGCTCAGCTACGGTTTTTGTTCCAGATGATACAGTTGTATTAGCCGAGGAATTTAATAATTTCGGATACTTAGCCGCAGTAGAAACATTCGGATACTGAGTATTAATAAAAAGGTTTCTTCCACCGACATCAAGGCTGTCATTATCACATTCAAACGGTGCCGGTGACCAATCTGTGGCTCGGTTACCGAACTCGACCTTCATCCCGCAAATATCAATTCCGTGCGGAGCATTTTTAACTCCAAAAAACGCGTTTGCCTTTCCAGAAGCATTGACGTATCCGACATCGCCACTAGGCAAGATGTGAGTCACCGATATGTGAGTCCATTTAGTGGATGTAATACTAATCTTTCCATCATCTGTCGGACCGAACTTCGATTTGCCAATAAACATGTGGACCTTGGCATCAGTGTCGGCTGTATTTATAAGACGAGCATAACAAGAAATAGTGTACGTTCCACCATCCATTGCAGAAATATCATCCTGCCCAATACATTTTGCACTTGCATAGTCTGTTGTCGATGTATCAGTATTGCAAGTTATTCGCCAACCGTATTTAATATTGCTATTGGGAGGAAGCGTTAATGTCCCATCGCCAACCGAAATTTTGGTAATGGTTCCGGTTCCACCACCAGCAGATCTCCAACCACCTTTTTCAAAAATGGCATAAGCAGCTGCAACAGTATCTTTGTTATTATTAGTTCCCGAAACAAGGTTCGCAGAGCCCATGTCGCTTAACATGTTCTTTCCATTAACTGTAAGGCCATCTTCACAGATAAATGGCCTATGAGAAATATTATGGTCGAGAGTAAGCGTCATATGTGGATCAGAAGTGCCACCATAATAACCAAGCTTTATTCCACCAGGAGTTCCAGAATCAAAGTCATAATCTGTTTCAAATGCATGATTTATATGCAAGAAATAGTCGTCTTGTTCTGCACTACCAAGTGAGTTTTTAAATCCTATATATCCTTTAAGCGGAAGTATGGGACTTCTTTTCGAGTCATACCAAGTCAATGCGCCGCCATGCATTTGTGAAAATACACTATTTGCAGGAATGGTTTGTATGGCTTCTTCCTCTGGAATCTCAACCCAAGCATAAGCGCTATTTTTATACGTATATCGATACCAAACATATGTGCTGGAAGTCGTATCGGCATAAATATCCCCAAGGTGCTCTGTCTTAAGCTCTGTTGTTGTCCAATTGCTTTCGGGAGGCTTATTACTCGCAGGAGCCCCGGTGTAATACCAATACTCAATCTCTGGGTCAACTGAGCGTACACTTCCGGTTAACTGTGCATTAGTAGCTTTTAAGTTGCCGCTCGGATCAACCGAGAATGTTCCGTCGCCATTATTTATAGCTATACCGGTAATTGTGCCTGCATTGATGTTATCAGCATTAAGATTTTCAACATTGACTCTGGAGGCATCAATTGTACCAGTTATAATATGATCGCCGTCGATAATGGTTCCTCCCATTTTTCCCCAACGAAGCCGTCGAAACTCCATTGTAAAGGGTCCACCATCAGTTGAAGCTTTGTTAAACTGCAGTATGTCGCCAAGATAGTTCGATGTTCCAGTCATATGCTCGCTATCGAGAGTCAGTAAATATACACGAATTCTATGCCATAAATTATCAACCAGATTTAAAGGAATCTTGGACGCGTCTCCGTCGTTACTAACCCAGTCATACGCCGTTCCATCAACCTCAATTGTAACCTTAGAATACCAGTTTTTTCTAATGTAATAACATAAATTAGTACACGTACCTGAAGTTAATCGAATATCAAAAGACACTGTGTATCTTTCTGATGGAGTCATTCGGGCATATGCATCACAATAAAAACCAAGATTAGCAACTGCTTTCTTAGAATAAGTGATAATACGCTCAGCGTCATAATCTGTTGTAACTAATGTCTGATTGTTATTTGTGGAATACGTCGTAATGTCTGACGCAAGTAACATGTTCTCGCCATATTCGTCATCATCATTGTTTACTGAGATTATTCTGGTATTAATCTCATCAGATGTTATTGTATTGGCTGCTATATTTGCTGCTGTAATCGTGTTACCTTTTATGTTATCACCAGTAATAGTTGCTCCGGCTATCTCATTCGCAGTAATTGTACCAGATACGATCTTTCCTGCCGTGATAGTTCTAGAGGCGATCTGATCTGCTGTTATAGCTTCGGCGGCAATGGCATCCGTAGCAAACTGTCTAGGAACCCACTGAGTTCCATTCCACGAATACATTTTGTTGTCATTATCCGTGTCAAACCAAATATCATTAGTACTGTGTGTGCTGCCAGACGGAGCGGTTGTCTGGTAGTATGCGGTACTTTTACCGTTTGCTATTGTTACAGCTTGCTCTGCCGTTGTGTCATCTGTGTAATAGTCGCGTTTAACCCAATCAGACGCCACATAATTACCGCTTTCTCGCCCGTAAGTGCAAACTTTAATGGCATCAGATGTAGAATTAAACCAAAGATCTCCTATCGAATACGGTGGCTTAGGCTGAGATGTAAAGATCTGAGCTTTTCCGTCAACCTCATCAAATATTTCGGTGAGAACAGAATCAGGAGGAGTGGCAGTTAACTCGGCCCATGCCGATCCATTCCACCGATAATACTTCTGAACGGTACTGGTACTGTTATACCAAAGATCACCGATATGCTCTGAACGTTGAGCAGCAGTTGTCCAGTTGGTAGAAGGGTCCGAAGATTGATACCACGTTTCGGCCTTGCCATCAATCTGTCCCTGAATCGCGGCCAAATCATCTGCATAATCGCCTGTAATAAAATCTGTCAGACTTTGAGCAACAGATTGAGCATACGTATTATCTGTGTATTTAGATGCTAGGATCCAGTCCGATGAAGATTTAATTTCACCTGCTACTTTAGCAGTAGCACAGCGCATAATGTCCCCATTATTTCCCTGTACCCATAAATCACCGAGATCATATGGCGGATTAGGAAGATCGCTCGGGGCATTGTAGAAAACTCTTCTCTTACCGTCCGCTGTATCCTGTGCCTGATTTGCGATCCTTAAAGCTTCAGAAATATCACTATCAGCGATCAGATGCCACTCGTAAGATCCATCATTCAGCTGATACCTATAACAGTATCCAGTTTCGCTGTCGTAATAAAGGTCACCAAGATGATTATTTTTCTCGTCCGTAGTCGTCCAGTTTACTTCCGGCTCAGTACTAGTTGACGGAACGCCACTATAGAACCATGTCTCAATAGCTCCGTCGATCTGATCCTGAAGGTCAGCAATACTACTTGTTACAGAGCTTTCGAAATCAGAGACATTTTCAGTTAAAGACGAGATCTCAGTTCGAGCAAGGCCAGCGATAGCCAATGCCGAATCGATCTGATCTGTAACACCAGTGGCAAGAATGGCCGCTCCGACCGCCCCAGGAGCAATCTGAGAACCAACAATCTGACCAGAAATATGTGACGCAGGAACGTTGGTAATGTTAACTACATCGCCATCGAGGGTTCCGCCTTGGATACTATCACCAACAACATTAACAGTTGTCAAATATCCGGTACGTTGTTTAGTAATAGCATTCTGCTGCGAATCGATAAGACCTTGATCTGTAAGTAATCTACGAGCAAACCCGGCACTAACATTCTGCGTGTTAACATTTTCAAAATCGATTGATGCGTAATTCTCGTCAAGCTCATTCACTTCGTCTAACAGTGCATTAACACCATCGGAAAGCTTGGCAAAGGTGACAGAACCATCCTCTACATTAAGTGTTGCTTCAGGATGATTATCAAGCCACTCCTGAATTTGTTCGTCAAATGCCTCGGCAGAAGGAATTGGGGCATCAACCCAAGTAGTTGTTCCATCACCATTAGTTTTTAAATACTGACCGTTATTACCATTAGGATTAGTTGTGGGCTTGCTAATCTTTGCTTTAATGGCATCACCAGTCGCTTTAGCATCAGCTGCTGCCCCACGTGTTCTCAAATATCTGTCAATCAGGATTCCACTAAGGTCAAGATAGGCCCTAACCTCATCCTGAATAATAGAATGGAAGTCATCGCTATCGACAATTGTATCGGTTGTTAACGCCGACTGATGAACCTCCAATATAAATGAAAGAGTCTCAACATGCTCATCGCCATCCATAATAATGATGCCACAGACAACTGGACCATCAGCAACAGTCATTTGTCCATTTGTCTTAAATACGAGAGCATTGTTTGAGATCTCGAAAATATCATCGTAAGAAAAACCCGTGCCAGAAGACTTTGTTCCGACAAGGGTATAAGAATAATCAGGAGAGAGCTCGAACCCCTTACTCCCATCAAGAAGCGTGATTCGAATCTCTCTCCCTACGTCATACTGACTTACATGTGCAACTGGAGGAACGTCTCCAGGAACGATATTTAAAGTAATTGCGTGTTCTGTAAACATAGTGTTCCTCCTGTTGTCTCGTTAGTCGCCGTCGACTATGGATGGCATCTTTTGTACGTGCAAAATATAAACTAAAGTGTTAATCCTGGTTGTTCCGGAGAGATAACACACGCTGCAAGTGACATCGCCATCTTCGGGAGTCATCTGCTCTGTAATAGGAACAATCAAATAATCAGTTTTTACTGCCGAAGATTCGAGATCTTCCTCAAACGGTGTTCCGCTCGGAAGAGTTCCAAATATCTTCCAGCTTACAGAATCTGCACTAAGCCGTCCAACACTTCCGCCTCGATTAGTTAAGTTAATACGTACGGTTCGACCGTTATCGTACTGGCTGGCATAGATTACAGGAGGTACCCCGCCAGGAGTTACATCCAAAGACATTTCCTGTTCAAACATAAAATGTCACCTCTTAATGCATCGCCATTCCGTAAATCGCTACGGGAATAATTGATGTGGAATCTGTCTTTCCGGCACTACCGCCAATTGCATACCAACCATTACTGAACGCGACAGTCCCATTTGCGCCATTAATTGTTGCCAGTCGCTGATTAACGCAATTGTACATAGTAGAGTTTATGTAAGACGCACTTAACGAATATGTATAGTTTTTATTAACGCCCTTTTCGTATGTACAAATCTGACTCATATGCCAAGAGTCTCCAGTTGTTCTTTTATATACAATTAGCAGTGCGTCATACGCACAAAGAGTCGGAATGGCTACAGTTTGCTCGTCCATCGCTGCTGATTCTCTACTCCATAGCTGACGCATAGACTTCCCAACTGACCGATTATAGCCGAGTACTGTTGGAGAAGAGGTTGATGTGTTTAATATGGCCAACACAGCCGACGCTGTTGTTCCCGTCATATTAATATCACTTGTTGTAGTCGCCGTAACGGCCGCAATAGAAGACCCCTGAGAAACAGCCATAGAAACCTGATTAAAAGATTCTTCTGTAGACCCCTGAGTGGTATCGACCGTAACAATAATCGCTGTATATGCAACGGAACTCGAGCCAGTGGTAATTCGTAATGTCGTCTGGGGAGTTTTAAACACCCTTCCGCGTATTACCATATAACCTTCTGGAACAGTTAAAGACTGGCTTGTACTACCGATTGGATAAAAACCAGTTAATATACCATCGCTTAGTGCGGCATCACCAAAAGCGCCAAGACCCTGCGCAGTTAAAATTTGATTTTCAAAAAATATACCCTCAATCGGCATTATTTCACGCTCCTTACTTTATCGGTCAGAGTCGTTTTCAGCGACCCAGACTTATAGTGGTATAGTCCGTCCGAAGACTTTGTGGCTTTGTATGTTACTTTGCCGAAATGAGTTGATCCGTCTGGGAGTCTGAATCGGACGTTGTCTCCCACGAATAGTTCTCGATCAGAAGCCCACTCTATTTTGTAGCTATCGATCGTATCTTTAAATTCTTCTTGCGCTTCATCTATTGGAATATCATCTTCACCAATAGAAATCACTGACCAATCGCCTTCAACTCTTGGAACTGGCGGGTAAAGAACAACTTCTCCCGCATCATTAAGATAAAAGTCAGTTTGAGTTGTACTATCTTCTACTTTCTGAAGGACCGTAACTTTTGATATTGCTCCATCACCAAAATTAGCACCCTCATATAATGTATGGCCATCATTGAAAACAACAGTCCGAGTATTGGCCGATCTTGGACGGATTGTTATTGAGATCCCATCTTTTGAAGCATAGATGTCAAAATAAATCTCATCGATTTTAATAGCATCTTCAATATAGTCACGAAGAGAATAAATGTCATTCTCCTCATCAGCCGGCGCTTTAAATGTTGTTTCAGTGTCTGCATTAGTTACTGAAATATATGGATAAGCATAGAACGGATCCGACTGATTAATGTATTCATTCTCAATAACTGATGCGATGAAGGCGCCCTTAGAGCTATATGTTACATTATGCCAAATATGGTCTCTAGCAAATAAACGCCAAACAGGCTCAAGAGTGATTTTAGTGGTTGTCTCTTCCTGAGAAGTCCCTTTTATGAGCCAAATATTATCACCTATAACGGCCCAATCATTAATGCTTGTTCCAGGAACACCGCCAAGAGGAATCGTGATTTGAGATGTTGTATCGTCTGTTGCATCATAAACGAGAGGATCACTGGAAAGTAGTTCACACTGTCCTTTAACTAGGAATGTTAGACGGTCTTTAATGAATATCACGAACTGTCACACTCCTCGATAATAATTCACGACGGTTAGATATGTAGTGCCAGTAAGTGTATCTGATGATGAAAGTTCTACAATACACGGTTCAATAACAGGAATCCTTGGATAGACGTCAAAACCAAGATTTTCCACACTATTTAGAAGGTCAACTGTATCATACATAGTTCTCTTTACTATGTAGGAATCTCCGTATTCTGACGAATAATTAAACGATTCGCCATCATCGATTTTCAGATCGGTCGTTGAACACATCCCATATAATTGGCCGGAATCCTTACCATAGATCCTGATCATCGGATTAAGAAGATTACCTGCATAACTAAGAATTAGTGCCGCAGGTCTATGTCCAGTTGCATAAACTATAGTAGAGACCCCAGAACGACTATCTCTTTGAAGCCTGCCGACGTTAAGACGGCTCTGATTTACCCTAAACGGATCAGCCAACGCCCCAGCTTCTCCTTCGATCCTATACTCGGTCTTAGTAAACCATGGTGTGAGACCGTACATGGCAATAGGGGCTTTAAGACACTGCTGAGTAGTAAGCTCTGTTTTTGTCAGATAACTAAGCTTGATCTTTCGTCTGTATCTTGTAGGAGTCGGACTGTAGACGAGGTATAGAGTTTTAGCCAGAGATACCCAATCGACGAAGCGCCGATACATCATATAAGGATCTATCGGGTCGATAAAGTAAAGATCCCCAGCGATAGTCTGCTGAGGATCTTTTTCTTCTTCTACCGGAGAAAAGAAGCCATATGAGAAGTTGGTGAAGGTCGAGTTGTTATTAACGCCAAGACCCGTCGGATCAACCAGCCATATGCCTCTTTCTCCGTTAAGGGGGATCGAGTCTCCTGTCTCGTTTTCAAGCCAGAATTTTCTAAGGATCACATCGCTCATACTCTAGCCCCCAATTCAGTATTAATGCGGTTAACAAAGTAGTCAACCATGCCTTCATCCATACGCTGGACATAGAAATTGTTTGTGAGTTCGACTTTCGAGGTAGACTCAGCGGTTGCCGCATTTTGATCCATCTTCAAACCATGGCTTAGATTCGGGACATTAATTCCAGAATTAAGCTGGATTGGCGTCGAACCAAACAAACCGCTTATGGCATTAGCTCCAGCACGAACGTTCGATAGATCAACAACCGGACGAATGGTTATCTCGTCATTTATACCGTTGCTAAGAATGTCGTTCACTCTGAGAAGAGTATCACGCATGGTATCTATCGCGGTACCACCAACATTTGCACCTGCATCCTCAACCATATATCCCATTTTACGAACGCCGATCGCAATGCCTTCCGTCCAGTATGCACCATATTTCATTGCAACCCTAGAAGGAGATTGAATTTGCAGAGTATTCGTAAAACCAGCATTTGTTTGATTTGCAGTATACACACCAGCATTATAGGCTCTATAACCACGTGCCACAGCACCATTATATACGCCATCTACATAGTACCCACCGGCAGTAGAACCATCAGATTTAAAGGTTGATTTAGCGCTATCGGCACTATCGGCAACATCATTTACGGCACTAGAAACAGTCTCAGTCCCATCAGAAATAGTCCCAGACAAGTGTGTTGAATACTCTCCGCCACCAAGGTCACCAAGCTCTCCGAACTGGCCAACCATATCATCGGCCCATCCGGTACTCATCATGTCTACTCCGCTCATTCCAGACGAAGCGTCGGAAACCGTATCCTGAATGTCACCAAGTGGATCAAAGTCCGAGATTACATTATCCCAGCCCTCTTTCATTGACTCGGCATTTTGTTCCATACCAGCACGAAGTTCCGCATTGTTCTCGGTCAGCGTTGTTACAAGATCTCCATGGCCCGTGTTCATAACGTCAGTCATTTGAGAATAAAAGTTCGGAAATAATACCTGAATCAAGGGCCCAAATATCCCATCAAGCGCTTCCCAAATGAATTGCCCAAGAGACAGAACCAGATTTCTAATAGCCTCACCAATTTGTTTACCATTCTCGACAATGGCTAAGCTGAAACTGTTAATAATAATTAAAAGAAGCTTTACTAAATCGTCGACAATATTCGGAACTAAGGCTCCAAGGAATGCCAAAACTTCAAATATCAGGACTCCAAGTCCATACATTATGACCGGAGCATATTGGATAACCGCCTTAACAACGGATACGATGAGTGTTCCGACGCCTGTAACTATCGAATCAGCGCTCATTACAATAGCGTCGACTATTGCTTCAACTAAGCTCACGACCGCCATCGTAATTGTAGGAGCAAGGGTTACAATACCGGTCAGTACAACGCCAAGAAATGCGATAAATGCTACGCCAAACGCTGCTAACGAGCCTCCAAATGCAGTCAATGCAACGGATGCAGCAAGAAGACCAACGCCAATTAATGCGACGCCAACACCGAACAAAGCAATAGATCCAGATAGCTTTAATAATGCCTTAGTAAGACCAAATTTATCTATTAACGCTGCCGCACCAATAAATACAGCTAATGCACCAGCTATAGCCAAAACGCCAATCATAGCCGACCAGCCTATATTACCTATCATGGTAATAGCCGGCGCAAGTAAAAGCATAGCCGCAGATAACACAAGTATAGACATCGCCATGCCAGCAAGATTTCCAGCGCCCTCAGTTTTCTGAATCTTATTAAGCAGTGCTAAAGCGCCGACCATGGCATAAAGAGAAACGATCAACGCTAATGTTCCTGCCACTAACTGTTTCCAGTCCATGCTACCGAGCTTCTTGAGAGCACCGGCAATAAGATTCATCGCAAGACCAAGAATAAGGATGGATGCTGCCATACCAATGATTCCTGTAGAGCCATCTTTAGTCTTTTCAGCCATTCCGCCAAGAAGTCTAAGTGCACCAACCATCGCATACAGCATGACAACGATCGCTCCAACCGAGCTCCACATATTGAGCTGATCCATCTTTGACAAAAGAGCTACAGAAAGAGCTAATTTAGTCATGGCATTGGACATAACGGCAATAAGAACAGCCATAGTCAGCATCTGACCAACTGAAGCCCCTCCGCTCTTGGTTGCATTAGTCAGCGATATGACCATCTGTGTAATGGCATACATTAGAGCACCAATTGCAATTGCTCCAGCAGCCATTTTATCGGAGTCAAGAAGCGACAGCAATGCAACTGATAATGAAAGTTTTAGCATTGCAGAAGCCATGGTAGTAAGCATCAACGCTATTGCAGCCAGATTTACAGCTTTCATGTCCTTCGATGACGCAGCTAACCGCTGAACCATGCTTGTCATTACGACCATAAGACTAATAACAGCTAATAGTGATAGAATCATTTTATCACTATCAAGGGAGCCGATAAGTTTCATGGAAACCGCGAGAATAAGAATTGAAATAGCAAGCGACTTTAAAGCCTTAGAAATTGCCTTATTTGCTTTTACTGCATTCATACCATCAGAAGAAACACTACTCTGAAGCTTCTCAAAAAGACCAATTAGAGCCACCATTAAAATAACAACGGCGGCAACTGCTAGCCCAATTTTGTTTGAATCAATTGATGCTAAAATCCAAACCGCTCCAGAAAGCATCAATATTGAACTTGCAAATGCCGTAAGTACCTTTGCTTGACTTCCCTGTGCAAATCTAGCCGCAACTTTTCCAGAAGTTAAATCCATCCATCCAGCCAATGCTTCCTTTATGCTAGATGCGCCCCTAGCCCCATCTGTATTGGGAATATTTTTTGTATAATTTAATATTTTGAAAATAATTGTTAACGCGGTAAGCAACGTCATTAACGCCGACATCGCTCTATTGAGATCCTCTTCTTTAATCGAAGATATAAGGAAGAGTGATCCAGCAAGCATAAGTATACTTGTACCTATTGCAGAGAAAGTCTCACTATTCCAGTTTAATGTGGCGCTAGCTAGCATCCCACTAAGAGATCCAATAAAATTAATAATGGCAGCTCCTCCGGCAGCCAATGATGTGCCAATATTAACACCGGCAAGAGTCATTAAAGCATTAGAGAGGATACCAATACTATCTGCAGCACCTTCAGCGTTCCCGCCAAGAACATTGTCTATAACCCCAAGAAGACCGTTTACTATGACTCCAACAAACTTAAATATCTTTTCAACTACTGTTAAAATTGCATCCCAGTTTACATTCTCACCGAGCCAAGACAAGAAATCTCTAAATCCATGGAACTCAATCTTGACTTTATCGCCTTTGGAAATATTCGAGAAGAAGTTAGTCAAATTAGTCCAGAATTCTTGTAAGTGATTCCAGATCGACGTCACCGTTGGACCAATAGAATCCCATAAACCAGAAAAAGTATCTGAAAGCCAGGACCAAGCATCGATGGCCCATTGCTTTGCGGTAGTGAATGCATTCTTAATATTATCAACGGCATTCAGAATCCAATCTGCAGCGGCTTCAAACTTTTGTCCGAAGAAATCCGTTTCTTGTGCTGCCGCCGCAAGGCTAGTTAACCAATCACCAAAAGAACCTGCTCCAGTAAGTAGTGTATCGGCTAAAGGACCGATTTTTGACGATAACGGATCTAAAAGCTTTTTAAAACCTCTAGATAAACCGCCTATTATTTGTTTACCAAGACTAAGTATTGAAAATAACCCGGCGAAAAAGCTTTGAATCTTACCAAGACGGTCAACAACAAGACTATTAATAAATAGTTCAACATTTTCAGCAATTGTTTTAACTTTTTCAGAAAACGAACCAATTCCGGATGTAAATTGCTCTAGTTTTTCTTGTGCTGATCCTGGAAATATCTGTTTCCAAGCATTACCAATCGCTTTACCAATACTCTGAAACACAGACTTTATAGCGGTAAAAGCTTCTTTTGTTGAACCAACAAACGTCGTAATATTTTGTATAATCTTGTCTATAGTGCCAAATTCACTATCGTATTCCTGAATTAAGTCTTCTTTTGTAGTTTCAAGTAAATACGCCCAAGTCTCTAAATCCACAACTCCTGTCGGATCAAGACCAATTTCAATTTGAAATTCTTTTACTGCTGCTTCTGTATTTTTGCCAAATATGCCATCCGCTTCCCAATCAACAAGCTTCCATTCTTTTAACAAATTCTGAAGTTTTGTAACTTGCTCGCCAGAAGAGCCTTTTAATAATAATGGCAAGTCAAGTTTTGATGCGAGTTTTAAATCTTCAACTGTTGTGTCGAGTAACGTGGCCCACGTCTGTAAATCAACTTTTCCTGTTGCAACAAGACCCGTTAAACTTTGAAAATCTTTTACGGCTTGTTCGGTCAGTTCGCCAAATTTCCCATCTCCATCCCAGTCAATAATACCTTTTCCTTTAAGAAGACTTTGAAGCACTTGGACGTTGGTACCTGACGCATCCATTTCAAGAGATGGAAGATTAATATTGTTTCCTGAAAGAAATCGTTTAAACACCTCAAATGGTCTTGAAGTCACAAGGGCATTAATAGAATCTGTAATACTATTAATCTTACTCGTTACTGTATCGGCAAGATTACTAAACGAAGTCGTAAAAACTGTATCACCAAACGGCTTGGTAAACGTTCTTACGGCATTAAACATTGTTCTAAGTGCATTGAACACTCGAACACTATTCTGAATGATCGGAGTGGCATAATCTTGTCCAATTCGGCTTAATGCAGCTTTTATGTTGTCAAAAGCGCCGTTAAATGTTTCATTAGCTTCTTTAGCATGGCCGCCAAATGCGGTATTCATTGCCTCCGCAAAGACTTTAAATGAAATTTTGCCTTTTGACACTAAGTCTCTTAATTCTGCTTCTGTAACTTTCTTTCCGCCAGTTATAGACTTAATCGATTTTGTTACTGAATCACTGGCTTTTATTGAACCATCATTTACATTATTGAAAAAATCAACCAAAGATGCAGCAGCATTAAGGCCTCGGCCGGAGAGCTGTAATAACTGATCACCCATTAAACGGCTATTGCCAGCAACTGCTATAAATATCCGTCCGATGTCTTCATACGAACTGTTTGTCATTGCAGCAACGCCAGAAATGCCTCGCAATGCTCTGGACATCTCGTCCAACCCGTCAATTTCAGGGTCAAGACCTTTGGTGAATTTTACGCTAGAAGCGACTAACTGAGACGCAACCGTTGCCGCAGCATCAAGTCCATACGCCGTATCCTTAACGCCATAGTCGATCTGCTTCGAAATATCTTCCCAAGCAACCTGAAATCCTTTAAGCTGGAATTTTGCTTTCTCAATATTCATAGCTCGATTCCAGCCGCCTCTAGCGATTTGCTGGGGAACGGCCATTACGAGCTTTTTACCCATGTCTACTACGGAATTCGTAAGGTTCTGAAGCACTGTCATTCCGACAATGCCAAGACTAGAAAAACGATCCTGTATAGCATTAAGGCCGCTATGAATGCCGCTTAGATTAACAGAGTTTGCAGCTTTTGTAATATTATCAAACGCTTTACCAGAATCAGGTAGTTTTAATTTCTTATCTAATTCGTCAAGCGTCTTCATAGTTTGTTCCGCACCGTTTTCGAACTGCTTATTCTCAAATAGCATGTTCACTATGCGGTTGTCTATACTAGGCAAGATCGCTCACATCCTTCCGCCACAGAAATAAAAAAGAAAGGCGATGCATTTAACATTGCCTTTCAACACTTTAAAGATTAGCTTTATGACTTATTCAAACAATAAAGTCTAAACTGGAGATAAATATTAAATAGATAATCATCCATCCGACCGAGAGCTTCATCTTCAATCCACGAAGGAACTCCATAAAAAGCCTCCGCAATCGATCCTGTAATAGCTGCGATAGTGTCGCTATCTCCGCCAATACTAACCGCGTTTCGAATTGCATCCTCAAAACTACTTGACTCCAAAAAAGCTTCAATCGCTTCAGGAACACTTCCGGAACAACTCACATCGAATATGTATTCATCTCGAATATCATCAAGTGTAAAACTAAGTGTGTAATACTTATTTTGCAAATACTCTCGAATCTCATCTTTGTCCGATCCGGTACGAGCCATATAAATAGCGGCAGCAACGGCTTTCGCTCCGAGAATTGCGTCAGGATGATCATGTGTCGTTCTAGCTTGAACTTCCGCTAAATGTTCAGCTTGCTCAACACTATTGGCAACCCATGAAACCGGACTGACTCGCATAGCAGATCCGTTTCCAAAACTATGATATGGCCTTGGTGTATCGGAATAAATCCAAGAAATAAACCGCCGACCATATCCAGCATTAGGGTATCTCCTGCCAAATTCTTGCATGTTTTTTACAACATTGTCTTCAAATTCATTTTCATTTGAACTTTTTAAAAGTGCATTGGCAATAGCCAAAGACATCACCGAATCATCAGTCATTCTACAATCAGAATTAAAAAATACAAAGTCTTTAGTTTTAATGTTATGGTGTTCATAAATACTTCCAACAATATCACCAATGATTGCGCCAAGCATTAATTTTCCTCCTGATTCTATCAATCAATCTTTCTTTATTGCTTCTCTCTAAAATAATAACATTTGTGTGATGTCGGTAAGCTTCTTCTCTAACTAGATTTTCATCGGCATTAGCTAAATACGACTGGTCCGTAAGTTCTCTTCCATTTTTTTTCATTCGTTACAACCTCCTCGAATAATATAAGAAGACATGCATTCGTTATCTTCTATTATAGAGATTGTAATTTTTAAGATCAAGCATTAAGAAGTGCTTGGACAATTTGGGCATATTGACTGAGATTTTGTGTATTCATAAAGTCTTCAATCAAAAAACCCGTTCGAGCTTCCGGTAAAGAAATGTCCTGTAAAAGCTTCTTTGTGTCCTTAATCGAAATGCTGGTTGATCTTTTTACAGATAAATCTTTTGCTCCATCCAGTACAAGTAACGGTTTATCAGCGAGCCGTCCAGCATCATTAAAATCTATAATGGCATTAAAGCCTCTAGCTTTTGCTTCGTCACTGATAGCATTACTAATTGTGCCATATCGATCTGACATCCCAAGCATATACTGATTAAAATGAGCTAGACAATCGGCGTGTATTTCAGCGTCACTCTTATGCGGAAAAACGCGTTTTAACGCGGCTTCTACAATATCAAAAGTATCCTTCTTTCCAGGTGCCTTAATATCTACGTTTGCCCCCAATTCCATCTCAAACACTTTAGAAACTTTATGAGAAAATGAAAATGGATTTGAAGCTTTCCAGTTCCACATTTGTGGTAAAAACGCCCTATATCGATCCCGATCTTCGCCAAAAGATACATACTCCCAATCGTTTCGTAATCCAGAATGATCACTTTTTGACATTCTAAATAAACTTTCTCCTGCTCGTAAAACAACTGGTGTATTATCCATATTTTTATAATCAAGCTCACTAAGAGGCTTTAATCTAGTTGAATCTGAATTCAACCATGCTGCCATGTATTGTTCGGACTTGCTAGCAAAGCCGCCATATTCTTTTTTGCCAACGCCGCCCCAATTTAATTGAGCTCGAAAGAACTGATTTGCAGGGTCAATCTCGCTAGTTACAACATTCTTGTTTTTTAATTGCCTAGAGACAATTATTGCTCCAGCCGCAATAATGGCAGCTGCAGAAGCTCCTATAAGAATTTCTTTTTTATGATCTTTAAAGAAAGACTGTGTTTTCGCAGGTTTCTTATCTAATATTATAACGTTTGCGTTATTCTTATATGCCTGCTCTCTGACTGTTTTTTCATCATGACTAACAACCGGAGTTTTACTAACTGTTTTATTGTTTTTCGTTATCTGATCTGATTGATTCGTATTAGAATCCAGACTTTTTTCCCAGCCTGCTTTCTTCTCAGAAACCGAATGTGAGCCAGGAGACAAAGGGTAAGGCGGCCCATTCCTTTTGCCCCACTTCATTCCTAAAATTCCATGGTGATATAATTCGTTAGGATAAGCTTGTCTCATATTAACCACCGTCCTACCATCTCTGTACTTCGTCCCAAGCAGCTTGTGCTATAGCATCAAAAACCGGTTGGATCGCAGGATTAATGTAATCTCTACCTTCGACATAGCCGCCAGTTCCAGTGCCATGTCCTAGCTGTAGAATTACAGCAATGACAACTCCATTATTTACATTTGAGTTTGTCCAATAAATTCTAAAAGCTTCTTTTTCTTGGACGATCTCATAATCCCAAGAAGAAGCCGTAATTCCAGATTCAATAGGGGTTGCTGCAGAAAGTGCATTAACCCCTTCCCGACCGTACTTTTCTAGAACTAGTCTAAAATCAGATTTTGTAGCCTGTTCTAGAAACTTTTTTGTTCGTTTAAAATCGCCATGATGCTGAATTTTTATACCCATACGTTCTTATCCTCTACTGTTAAGCTTAGCTCTTCTGGCAGCATTAAGAGATCTGTTCTGCGAAGCTAATTCTTTCTTACTCATCTTCTTCGGAGGCTGGTTCTTAATCTCGCACACATGAAGAAGGGTAAGTAAACGATTCAGGTGCCATTTCTGACATTCGAAAGGCACCTGATAAGCAATCATGGCGTAATAAATTAACTCGGCCGTCATTATTTGTTTGCTTTTCGCTTTCTGCTCACGTTTTGAAAACGTTGTTGCAGTCATCGGTTTCGCTATATACTCATAAACTTGACGGATATTTTCTTCAGTTAAACAATAATAGACAACAGGATCCACATTAGGCGTTATTGTCATGCATCTAATGTAGTCAATTGTCTGTTCTCTGGTCATTTGAGAAGCGCTTAAAAAAGAAGTCTCCCACTTCGACTCCCATTTTGATAAAGAAACAAGCGAGTGCTCGAGAGTCAAAGTCTGGCCTTTAATCGTGAAGAATTCATTAGTCTCGGGGTTAAACGCTTCCCTTTCAGGAACTTCTATTTTAAGCATACTTTATCTCCAGATATCAGTTCAAAGACGCGTCAGGAATTTCATTAGCGATCTTCTCAACTTCTGCCTTTGCTTTATTCTTGTCAATATTGCTCACCATATCAGACGGAATGAGCTCGTCAAGGAACGTGGTAGCAGCATTTTCATCAGTAAAGAAAGACATAAACAGATCAGAATAAGCAGGAGTCTGCGAAAATGCCTTGCTAAGTTCCTCAGATTTAATAAACTGCCGGCCATCTTCAGAACGCTCGCCATAAGACAGAAGAACAATCTTCTCAAGAAGAGAAACCATTTTTCCGGTATCTTCTTCTTTAACACAGCGTTTAATAGCCTCCTCAAGACCGCCCTTTTCAGAGAAATTAAGCTTAGCGATCTCCGCGGCAGTAAGGTTAAAATAAAACTTTTCCGTTCTGGTTTCACCGTTATAATCGGTATAAGTCATCGTTCGTACGATCATTTTAGGTTTCTCCTTTCATAATAAAAGCGGGCCCCACTAATTAGCAGGGCCCAGGATGTTAAAAATATCAGGCAGACGGGGCAGTCCAACCCATAGCGGTCAGAACCTGCTCGGGCGTCGGCAGAGTGGCAACAGCGGATTCGTCAGTATCGCCATACAGAGTGGTCTCAAGAGCAGTAAGAGCGGTCTTACCGGCAGCGTCAAGACGGGTGGTGTCGATCGTGATGCAAGAAGTAGGCTTGTAGCCAGTAACGGCCACAGGAACCGTATCGAA